ATGAGTGGTCCAAAGGCAGAGGTTCTGCAGTCAAACGAAGTCGTGGAGTCAAGACTTAAATCGTGGCGAGACAACCTCTCTGGGCTCATGAAGGAGCGGGGCCTAAAGCAGAATGGTCTCGCGGAGCTGATAAACAATCGGTTCTATGGTGGGAACGAGAGCCCTCGGTTTACGCAGAAGAACGTCAGCACGTGGGTCAATGCTGGCCTTCCTGACAGGAAGGGCCATGTGCGGCCTTTTCCCAAATTCGAAATCATGCTTCAAATCGCCGCGGTGCTCGAGGTCGATCTCGGATATCTCATAGGCGATATCGAATGCAAGACCTACAAGGCGCAGGATGCCCATGAGTACACGGGGCTAGAGGAATCCGCCCTCGAGGAAGTTCGCAAAATCACGCATTTCGAACGTAAGTACCACCTTGGAGAAAGCCGGGGCTCGAATAGCGCCATAATGAGCGAAATCCTAAAATCGCCCATCCTCCCAGAGCTTCTAGACGAAATGGCGCGCTTGGTTCGGCTTACTGACAAGAGAGACGATATAAAGGAGGCCGTCGTTGCCGAATACGGGGAGGAGCTCGTCGACAGGGCCCTTAGGTATTGCGACGACTTTGTCGCACCCGGGCTCGACGCGCCTGAGGAAGAGCTCCGGGAAGCGGAAGCAATCAACGAGGCCGTTTTCGAGTCGGCCGGGGTGTCGCCTGAGGAGCGGCCGCGATTCATTGAGGCGGCGGCGGCGATCAGCAAGGCCATCGACGACTGCTACGACGAGGAAAACCGCCTGGTTCGAGACGAGAGCGCAAGTCGCTATATGGTTCAGAAAAGGTTCGGGGAAATCGTCGAGTTGATTGCGCCCTCGCGTTTTACAAAATAGAGCACAAGGCCCTTTAGCTCGACTTATTGCTAATTGAGCCAGCCGCTCGTCCGCCCCAGCTTACCTAGACGTCCCTCCCGCGATGTCCGTGTCCCAACGGATGGGTACCATTTACCTGGGTGCACCTGGGGCAACGGGCCGTCAGGCCTGCGCAAGGTCGCTCGCAGAACACGCAACAGCAAACACGACAGAAGAGGCGAACGACAGATGCCGGACCCCGGACGACAGCACCGCGGAAGACGAGCATTCCGACCACAACCGAACAACTCCAGCTATTAGGTAGGCGCCCGCATGGGCGCCTTTTACTTTTCAGGGACTTAGCTGCCAGCTAAGGCGTGCGGCTCATGGCCGTTTCGTGAAGGCCCGACCACCTCGACCCACCTCGACCCGTCTCCGCTCCCGCCGTGCGCGCCAATCGCCGTCAGGCGGTTCAATCGTCGCGCAGACGAAAAGGCACACGGTGCCGTGCGGTGTGCTCGCGCGGTGCCGCACGGGAAGATTGGAGGAACCATGGCACGCACAGCCGAATGCGCCGCGCCCGAGGGAAGCCAAGATCGGGACGAGTGGATGACGGTAATCGAGATGCAGGAGTACATGGGGGCGAGCCGGAGCAAGGCGTACGACCTCATCTGGTCGGGAGAGATCGACTCGTACAGGCTCGGAAGGAAACTCCTGGTTTCGAGGGCGTCAGTGGATGCCTACATCGAGTCGAGGAGCGGCAGGAAATGACGGCGGCGACCGCCCCGGGAGCCGCCCGCGGCCGGGCACGCGAGGGAGCCTCGAGACGAAAGGAGCTCGAGGACGACCATGACCAAGAGCATTAGCAGGAGCCAGGTGAGGCTCATCGCATCGACCAACGCGATATTCGGCGCCGACGAGGCGTCCGCGATGCTGCGCATCAGCCGCGACGCCATGTACCGGCTCGCCAAGGACCCCGACGACCCGTTCCCGATCCGCTACATCGGCGGCAAGACGCGCGACGGCATCGTGCTGCACGACGAGCTCGTCGCATGGGTCGAGCGAAACAGCGTCGTCGGCTCGCCCAGAAGGGACTAGCGCCGATGGCTGCCGCAGGCCCGAGGGGGCGCGACGGCCCCTCCCCGCGCGAGTTCACGGCGGTACGGCATTTCATGATGGCGGACCTGGGCCTCTCAGGCCTTCCTCTGCTCGTCTACGCGCGCATCTTCGGCTTCTGCGACGGCGGGTGCGACTACTTCGAGAGCAAGGGCGGCCTTGCCCGCTTCCTCAACGTACAGGAGCGCAGCGCCCACCGCGCCATCCGCGACCTGCTCGGCCGGGGCCTCATCGAGGAATGCGGCGTGCACGCCCCGGCGCGCTGGCACGCCACCAAGCGATATCGCATCGTGCGCGAGAGGCTGCCGCTCGGAGCGTTGGCAACCCCTGATGAACCGTCAGGGGTTCCGGCGCGAAAAGGTGACGAAATGACAGGGTTCGCCGCGAACAAGGGTGACGAACCGTCAGGGTTCTCAGCCCGAACCCCTGACGAGATGACAGGGGAACCCCTGACGGTATGCCACCCAATATCAAAAAGGGATAACAAGGACTTCAGAAGATAAGGAAGGGGCGCCCGATGGACCGAGCGGGACTCATCACCCTGGAGCAGGCCCGGGCCGCCGGGCTTTCCTTCGACGAGCCGGAGCCAAGGACGTGCCCGTACTGCGGCGCCGCCCTCGATCCGCTCGGCGCGGCGCTGGCGGGAAAGGTCGCCTGGGTCTCCGCCGCCCCTGCCCGTGCGAGGGTGCAATCAGCGAGCGGGAGGCCGAGGCGCGAAAGCGCGCGGCCCTCGCCGCCAAAGAAGAGGCGGCCCGCCGGGAGAAGGCGCTCGCGCGCGCGGGCATCCTGCGGCCGACACGATCCTCGCGCAGGTGCGGGCGGGCACCCCAGTGGCGGCCGAGACGACCAGACAGTTCGCCCTCAGGGAGAGCCTCGCCGCCACGACCTCGGCCCTCCTCCCGGGCGGCGTGGCCCGCGATGACGTCGCCGGCCTGCTCGTCCGGTCCGCGAGCGGCTCGCCCCGCCGCCACCTGGCGAGCCACTTCCAGGCGGTCTGCCTCGAGACCCCCATCTCGCGGGCGGCGTCGGAGACGCGCTCGCCGCCTCCAACCCCGCCACGAGGTCGATCCCGCCGATGCCCTCGGGGCCCTGCCAGGCCTCGTCGACGATCTCGTAGCCCTTGCGCTCGAGGAAGGCCTTGACCGCGCCCATCGCCTTTTCCTTCATGTCGTTCATGTCTTGCTCCTTAGACTCTTAAGGCCCGCCCTGTGGCGCGCCTTGCGTCGCGTGAGTCGCATGCAGCGCGGGCGTGCCGTCAAGGGAGGAAGCGAAGTCGGACGTGGTTATAGAAATCTCCCGACGTCAGTTTTTCGCGTTGTTCGCGCGCGCAGCGCATGGGGCGAAGAACCCGAAAAAGTGTCGCGGCCCTTGCAGGCCGCCTGCCGGCGTGCGACCCTGCGCGTCCAAGGAGAGCCGGGGCGGGTTTCGGATCGGAGGGGCGCAGGCGTGCGGCATGGAATCGGGCGTGGGCGCCGAGGCTTCCGGGCATGGGATGCGGCCCGTCGGCGGTTGCTGGGCTCCCGTGGGGATTGGCGACGACGCCGCGGCGGGGACAACGGCGCGTTCCCGAGTCGCGGTGCCGCGGTCCGCATCGGGACGGCGTTTCCCGCTCCGCTTGCGGCCGATATGCGCACGGGATCGCCGGCGGCGAGATGGTTCTCCATGCGGAACGGCTACGGTGCTGCGCGACACGTCTGTTGAGAGAAGGAGGCAAGCAGATGTTGGGCTACGAAGAGAAGTTGGAGCGCATCGGCGACGCGGCACACATCCTGGAAGCGCAGAACGAGGTTCTCTATGCAGAGGAGCGGGAGGACGACATACCCCGCGAAAACCGGGGAGCAAAGCCCTAGCCGGAAATAGTTCTTTGATTCCAATCGGAAGACATTCTCTGCCGCCCACGCTCATATAAAGCCTGGGCATCGGCCGTCCCTCTGTTCCCGGTGCCGCGCCGTACCGCTGCGTTATAATGCTGAAAACGCATTTGTATTGCATTTCGAGGGATAGAGGCGCAGATGCCTGACAGCTACAAGGAGCTCATCAAGGGCAACCCCGACGAGACCGAGATCAGAAGCTTCCTGGTGAACGGCGACCAGGTCTCCGTGACCCTGCGCATCCCCGACACCCTGCGTGACGCGGCCAAGGAGGAGGCATCTCTTCGGGGCATGAGCTTCTCCGCCTTCGTGCGCACCTGCATGATCGGAGAGCTCGCGAAGAAGGGAGCATAGAGGCGTGAAGTCGCTAAACAACGTCGGCGCCGAGCGCCTGGGAAACGCCCTCGGCGAATCCATCGACGACGGCGCGAAGCTGTCGATAATCAGCTCGTATTTCACCGTGTTCGCCTACGGGGAGCTCAAGGAGGAGCTCTCCAAGGTCGACGAGGTGCGCTTCCTGTTCAGCGAGCCCACCTTCGTCAAGCGCATGGCCGACTCGAAGGAGCCGCGCGAGTTCGAGGTCGCCCGCCGTGCGCGCGAGGTCGGCGTCGGCGGCTCGGGGCTCGAGCTCACGCTGCGCAACAACCTCAACCAGCGCGCGCTCGCCCGCGAATGCGCCGAGTGGATCCGCGAGAAGGGCGTCTTCAAGTCCGCCAAGACGTCCGGCGCCATTCAGCCGGGCGGCACGTACGTGGTGGAGAACCCCTCCGGCGACGACCACGCCTTCATGGGCGCCGCCGCGAACTTCACGCAGGAGGGCCTCGGCTACGAGCGCCGCCCGGGAACCGTCACCTGCGTGAGCCATTTCGAGAATGCCACCGAGGCCGTCGGCCTCAAGATGATGTTCGAGTCGGTATGGGACAACCCCGCAATGGTCGAGGAGGTCACCGCGCAGGTTGCCGCCCAGGTCGAGACGCTCTACCGAGAGAACCCGCCCGAGTTCATCTATTTCCTGACCCTGTACCACCTGTTCCGCGACTTCATGGAGGACGACGAGGACAACGGCATCCGCCCCGGCCTCAAGTTCGAGGAGTCCGCGGTCTGGAACAAGCTCTACGACTTCCAGAAGGACGCCGTCGTGGGCGCCATCCGCAAGCTGGAGAAGTACAATGGCTGCATCATCGCCGACTCGGTGGGCCTGGGCAAGACCTACGAGGCGCTCGCCGTCATGAAGTACTACCAGGAGCGCAACGACCGCATCCTCGTGCTGTGCCCGAAGCGCCTGCGGGACAACTGGACCCTGTGGACCCAGGACAACGACGACCGAAACCCGCTGGCCGACGACCGCTTCAGCTACACGGTGCTCAACCACACCGACCTGTCGCGCTACCACGGCATGAGCGGCGAGGTGGACCTCGAGCACCTGCGATGGGGCCACTTCGACCTCCTCGTCATCGACGAGAGCCACAACTTCAGGAACAAGAGCACCGACGCGGACAAGACCGACCGCTACACGCGCCTCATCGAGGACGTCATCAAGTCTGGCCAGCGCACGAAGGTGCTCATGCTCTCGGCCACCCCGGTGAACAACCGCCTGCTCGACCTGCGCAACCAAATCGAGCTCATCACCGAGGGAGACGACGCGTACCTTGAGGAAACCGACGGCATCCCGTCTATCACCCACGTGACGCGCGTCGCCCAGCAGAGGTTCAACGAGTGGAGCAAGCTCTCCGACTCTGAGCGAACCACCGAGAGCTTCGTGAACGCGGTGAACGCCGACTACTTCAAGCTGCTCGACGTGCTCACCATCGCGCGCAGCCGCAAGCACATCACGAAGTACTACGGCGCCGCGAGCGGGACATTCCCGGCACGCCGTGCGCCCCTGTCGTTCCAGACGCCCATCGACCTCGACGGCGAGCTGCCGCCGATAGCCGAGCTCAACGACATGATCGCCCAGCTCACGTTCGCCCAGTACCAGGTGCTCTCCTACGTGCGCGCCGACCGGCGCCGCAAGTACGAGGACCGCTACGGGGACACGTGGGGCAAGGACTTCGAGAGCCAGGTCCACCGCACGACGGCGGTGGCAAACCTCATGCGCATCAACGTCCTCAAGCGCATGGAGTCCTCCGTGAACAGCTTCCGCATCACCCTGCGCCGCATCCTCGACGGCTGCGTCGACCTGCGCGCGAGGCTCGACGCCGACGCGTCGGGGGTCGCCTACGGCACCGAGGGCCTCGAGGACGGATTCGACGACGACGATGCCGAGGAGTTCGAGGCCGGCGGCAAGGTGCGCGTCGACCTGCGCGACGTCGACGCCCTGCGCCTGGGCCAGGACCTCGACTTCGACATCCAGGTACTCCGGGCCCTGCTCGCCTACGCCGACGCGGTGACGCCCGAGCGCGACACCAAGCTCGTGAGGCTGCGCGACTTCATCGCGGAGAAGGTCAGCAACCCGTACAACCCCGGCAACCGCAAGGTGCTAGTATTCAGCGCGTTCGCCGACACGACTGCGTACCTCTTCGAGCAGCTGGCCCCCTGGCTGAAGCGCGAGCTCGGCATCGAGTGCGCCGAGGTGGCGGGCAGCTCCAACCGGACCTACTCGCTGAAGCTCCCCAGGACCACATTCGAGAACATCCTCGCGAGGTTCTCTCCTGTCTCCAAGGAGCTGCCGGAGAGCCAGAGGACGCTCGGCGAGATCGACGTCATCTTCGCGACGGACTGCATCTCCGAGGGCCAGAACCTGCAGGATTGCGACTGCCTGGTGAACTACGACATCCACTGGAACCCGGTGCGCATCATCCAGCGCTTCGGCCGCATCGACCGCCTGGGCTCGAAGAACGGACAGATCCAGCTGGTCAACTTCTGGCCGGACATCGCGCTCGATGAGTACATCCAGCTCGAGGGCCGCGTGAAGGGGCGCATGGCGCTGCTCGACGCGTCGGCCACCGGCGAGGAGAACGTGCTGGAGGCAAAGGGCAACGGCGAGATGAACGACCTCAAGTACCGCCGCCAGCAGCTCCAGCAGCTCAAAAGCGAGGTGCTCGACCTCGAGGACATCTCGGGCGGCATCTCGATCACGGACTTCGCCTTCGACGACTTCCGCGTGGAGCTCCAGCGCTACGCGAAGGAGCATCCCGGCGCGCTGGAGAACTCGCCGGCGGGCCTCCACGCCGTGGCCCCCATACCCGACGAGCTTCGCGGCGACGTGAAGCCGGGCGTGGTCTTCTGCCTCAAACAGAACGACGAGACCAACGACCCCAGGGACACGAACCCCGTCTTCCCGTACTACGTGGTGTACGTGTCGGGCGACGGCGAGGTCATGACGAAGCACACCCAGCCCAAGCCGGCGCTCGACATCATGCGCGCCGTCTGCTCGGGGCACCCCGAGCCCATCGCCGAGCTGTGCCGCGAGTTCAACCGCGAGACCCGCGACGGGACGAGGATGGACGCCTACGCCGACCTTCTCGACGACGTGGTGGCGGCCATCACCGGGACTCAGCAGGACAAGGGCATCGAGAGCCTGTTCAGCCTGGGCGAGGTCGGCAGCGGCACCGTCATGGGCTTCAACGACTACTCGCTGGTATGTTTCGCGGTGCTGCGATGAGCGGCGTCGACTGGAGCGGCATCCTGCGCCTGCCCGATGCGGCGCTCGCCGGATGCCGCCGCATCCCCAAGACAGTGCTCGTCAAGCAGGCCATGCTCACCAAGACCGAGCAGAAAAGGCTCGATAAGGTCGCGCGCCTCGAGCACTTCGCCACGGTCCAGAAGTCCACGACGCGCGTCCCGCCGTACGAGGACGACGAGCGCAACGTGCAGAGCATAGTCTTCCTCCGCTGCGAGACGGCACCCGGAACCATGGCCGTGGCGGAGGTGGCGGATCTCGTGCACAAGTGCTTCCCGAACCCGACGGTGCTCCTGATCGAGGCAGGCGGCTCCGCGTGCATATCGGTCGCCCTCACGCGGAAGAGCCAGGCCGAGCAGGGCGCGACGGTCGTTGACCGAATCGAGTCGACAGGAGCGTTCGACCCGGGTGATCCGGAGTACGCAGATTTCCTAGGCGCGCTGGCATTTGGGCGGCTCTCGCAAGGCGACCTCTGGGAGTACCTACTCGACATGGCGCGTGTTGTGGCGCTGTCCCGTGCGATCGGCGGCCTGGGGTTTTACCCCAGCTGTCCCACTCAGGACCGGGAGAAGCTGATTGTCCTCACGGCGCGTTACGGTGAGCTAGGAGCCTCTGTCAAGCGGCTGAGGGAACGGCGGCGGTCGAAGGACATAACGCTCAACGAGTCCGCAAAGCTGAGGATGGAAATGAAGGAAGAGGAGCAACGCCTAAGGGCGGTCGCCGATGAGATAAAGGAGATCTGCAATGGCTGACATCGAGAAGGTGGACCTCGCATCGGAAAACCTGGTTGACGACCGCCTGGACAAACTCAAGGCATTGATGCCCGAGGTGTTCACCGAAGGCGGAATCGACTTCGACAAACTGAGGTTGGAGCTTGGCGGCGAGGTCGACGAGGGCCAGGAACGCTACGCGTTCACATGGCCCGGCAAGGCCGACGCCATCCGCCAGTCGCAGATTTCCAGCACTGCTACTCTGCGTCCCTGTATCGAGAAAAGCCGCAGCCGCGACGGCGAGGATGGGTCCTTCGACTCGGACAACATCTACATCGAAGGTGACAACCTCGAGGTGCTGAAGCTCTTGCAGCGTGGCTACCACGGCAAGGTGAAGATGATCTATATCGACGTATCTCTGCGGACATGGATACAAAGACATGGGTGTTTGCGGATTGACGCACTGCGACGCACAACGACGCATGGTGTGCCTCCGCGATATTTCAGCGGTTACACGAAGACCCGGCCAGGATTGTTCCTGACCGGGTCTTCTCGTTTCCGAGCTGACTGCTAGATCGGGATGCTGATTTCTTGGCCGGCTTTGAATCGGAAGGTGATCTCAGCGTCGGAGACCACAGCATCCTCAATCAAGCTCACCCACAGTCGTGGGCTGAACTCGATGGGCGTGCCGCTTTTGCGTAGCTCCTGGAACGCTGCCAGTACGATGCTGCGCCGATGATCGGTGCCTGTGATGCTTTCAGCCAGTGCCGCTTCGCGTTCCTCGAGTTCCACGCGTCTTGCGTCGAGCTCCTCGTAGGTGGTGAGGAAACCGGCCCGGTGCTTAGCGGTGCGTGCGTTGAGCGCAACGAGCTCCTCCATCTGCTCTACCACCCGTGCAAGCTCTTCTTGGACGGCCTCGTGTTCCTGTCGCTGGTCGGTGGTGTCGAGTGCTTCGGCAACTGCCTGTGGCAGGACCTCATCAAGCTCACGAAGGTGGCTGGCGAGGTTCCTCACTGCTTGCATGAACAGTTCCTCGATCTGCGTTGGTCGCAGTGTCGCGCTGGTGCACTTGTGTTCGCCGGCGAACTTGTTGTTACAACGCCAGGCTTCGCTTTGATACTTCGAGCCCGAATGCCAGACCTTCCGCCCGTACCAGCTACCGCAATCCGCACACACTAGTCGCGAGGAGAACACGCTGGTCTTGGAGCGTCGGTCGTTGTATCGGGTTGCGAGCTCGTATTGGACCTGCATCCAAGTGTCGGGGTCGATAATGGCTTCGTGGTGGCCTTCGACGTAGTACTGGGGCACTTCCCCTTCGTTGGGCCTGACCTCTTTGGTGAGGAAGTCCGCGGTGTAAGTCTTTTGGATGAGCAGGTCGCCCTTGTACTTCTCGTTGCCCAGGATGGACCGGATCGTGCCGATGTTCCAGTGACTGTTGCCGCGCACGGTTCGGTGTCCTTCGGCTTCCAGGATGTCGCAGATGCGCTGCATGGAGCAGCCTTCGAGGAACAGGTCATATATGCGACGGACGATGGGGGCTTGTGTCTCATCGATGACGAGGGTTTTGTCTGGCCCTTCCTTGTAGCCCAGGATGCTGGAGTACGGGATGATGGCTTTGCCTTGGGCGAAGCGCTTGCGATGCCCCCAGGTGACGTTCTCACTGATCGAGCGGGCTTCTTCTTGCGCCAGCGAGCTCATGATCGTGATGAGCAGCTCTCCCTTGGCATCAAGGGTCCAGATGTTTTCCTTCTCGAAGAAGATCTCGACCCCTGCTTCTTTGAGGCTGCGCACGTGGGTCAGGGAGTCCACCGTGTTGCGCGCGAACCGGGAGACACTCTTGGTGACGATCAGATCGATCTTGCCATCGAGGGCGTCACGGATCATTTCTTGGAACCCTGCACGCTTCTTCGTGGAGGTTCCGGAGATGCCCTCATCGGTGTAGATCTTGACTAGTTCCCAGTCCGGCCTACCGGTGATATATGCCGTGTAGTAGCCGACCTGGGCCTCATACGAGGTGGCTTGGTCCTCGTTACCGGTGGACACTCGCGCATAGCCGGCGACTCGTCGTTTGGCTGTGACCGGTGCGGGCGTTGCGCCAGAGCGGACAGCCTTGGTCGCCGGGATCGTTGTGACCTTGGGGTTCATGTTTTAGGCCTCCTGTCCGCGTTCGTGTCGTGCTCGGATTCCGGCTCGGATTGCTGCGGTGGTGCGTTCACGGAATTCCGGGTCTGCCCACAACTGCTTCATGCGTTCACTTTTTGTCTGCCGTACTTCTGGTCTGCGATGCGCTTGACTGGTGGCCTGGCGTCGTTGTGCTTCTTTCTCGGCGCTGCGCTCAGCGTTGAGACGCCGCATCAGTTCGCCGTGCTTTGCTCGCCGCTCTGGGGTCCAGCGTTCGGCGAGCTTCTGCGTTGTCTGCTCGCTCTTGACTCTGCCGCGGTTTCCTTGCCGGGCGATACGCTCTTCACGTTCTTCGGGTGTGAGCGAATCCCAGAAGGCGCGGAGCTTGCGTCCATGCTCGGCCCGGTATCCGGGTTGGTCCCAGTGAACTTTGCGTCGGGGCGGATAAATGATCGTGTGATTGGTGCTTGTTCCGTCCTTGAGGGTTACGGTTGCTTGCGTCACTGTGACGGCAATCTTGGCTACGTGTTCCTCCACCATGGCCGGGTCGTACTCATCCATCCCCAGCGCATCACACAGCACGGTCTCAATGCTGGTCGTCGGGATCCTGCGTGAGGGGCATGGCCCTTCCTGTTCCCGCTTCGTTTTGCACACCCACCCGCGGGATCGTGAACCGTCCTTGTAGCGCACAGTGCGTGACCGGTAGACCTGCCCGCAGTGTTCGCACCAGATCAAGCTGGTCAGCTCGCTAGTGGTAATCGACCAGTTCGCTTTCGCTCCCAGGCTTCGCCGCCTTGCGTGTTCTTCTTGGACGGCTTGCCACTTCTCGCGGCTGACAATGGGCGGGATTGCGTCTTCCACAAGGTACATGGGCTGCTGGCCAGTGTTGAGGATCGCGTGGGTAGATCTGGACGAGGGCGTGAACCATCGCCCGAGCAGCAGGTCACCTGTATAGGTGCGGTTGCGCAGAATGTGTCGGAGGGTCTGCGGGTTGAAGGACTCCCCGCTGCGGTTGGTTTTGTCTTGGGATGTCAGGATCTCGACCATCCGCTCGCACGAGACTTGTTGAAGGTATTGATCGAATACCCAGCGGATGATCTCGGCTTCTTCCTCAATGATCTTCACATCACTGGCGTCAGCAGAGTTGGTGTACCCATACATGCGGAACCCGTTAGCTCGGCCTTCTTCGAACCGCTTCGTTACTGCCCATCGCACATTGGCTGACTGTTGTTCGGATTCAGCTTGAGCGAAGGAGGCAAGCAAGGTCAGTAGGAATTCGCCGTCAGCACTGGCGGTGGAGATGCGCTCCTTCTCGAATCGCACTTCGACGCCAAGTGAGCGCAGCTCCCTGACTGCCTCAAGCAGATCGACGGTGTTGCGGGCGAACCGCGAGACGCTCTTGGTCAAGATCAGGTCGATCTTGCCGGCTCTTGCCTGGCTCATCATGTCTTGGAATCCGCTGCGGGTGCGGGTAGACCGCCCGGAGATTCCGTGGTCGGAAAACACGCCAGCAAACACCCACCCGGGGTGGCTAGCAATGAGGTCTTGGTAGTAGGCGATCTGAGCGGCGTAGGACCCTTCACTGCGGTCGGTGATCATCGAAACGCGGGCATAGGCAGCTACCTGCACCATGCCGGATGGGCCAGGTTTCGCGGGGCTAGTTTGTATCGAAACCATCACAAGTCTCCTTCCTTTTCTTGGCACCTCCATACACGCTCTAGTGCGCTTCGATATCAAGTCATGCTGCCGGTTTCGCGGCGTTGTATACGGGTTTGAAGCTCTGACGCAGCCGCCGATCTATCACGCCCATTTCGGCCTCGGTGAGGAGACCTTGCTCAAGCTGTGTGGCAAGAAACGTGTGGGCGATGTGCCAGGCGAGCTCAGCGTTGAAGCGTTCAGGGGTAGCAAGCACATTCACGGCATCGCACGGCGTGTGCGGGGTCGTCATCGTCCACCTCTGGTCCCGAAACGAGCGCGCACGTAGCAGGTGTGGCAGCAGTACTTCGCCCCGCCGATGGCCGCGAACTTCTCACCGCACTGCGGGCAGACCGCCCACGAGTCTGGGTCTGCCAGCCTGCGGGTCTTCCACAGCCTCCACCGGCAGGCGTCCGAACACGTCAACCGGGTCTTGGCAGCATCCGCAGGTAGCTCTCCACCACACCCGGCGCACACTCGTGTGCCGCCACTGTCCACGGCTGGCTTGCGGCGCAGATAGGACGCCACCGTCGTGCGGGCCATCCCTAACGCCTGCGCTATCGCACTTGGCCCATAGCCGGCCCTCGTCATCTGATCGATCCTGTGTCGCTTGGAATCATCCACAGTCCTCTCACCGTCCTTTCACCCATGCGTCCTTGGCCGGCAGGCAAACCGGACACGACACGGGCACTTGGTTTCAGGGCAGCGGGTCTGCCCTTCACACCACTGCCGACGTTGGCTTGGCTGTTAACCCCCAGATACGGCAAAAGCGCCCCCACCCACCAAGGACTGGTGGATGAGGGCGCAATGCCAGAAAGGGACTGGTGGTCAGGAGAGCTTGCGGTTGACGATCGCTTGAACAGCGTCGTAGAGGTGGCCGAGCCGGTTGCGGCGCTCAGCCCCGTTGCCGTACTCGCCACGAATCACCGCATCCGCCAGGGCCTCCAGGTTCGGGCCCGGCGCAGCAGCGGGTGCACTGCCAGAGAGCTTGGCGTTAACACGTGCTTGCACCGCTTCATAGAGGTGACCCAAGCGGGATTTACGATCCTCGCCGTTTCCGTAGTTTCCTCGGATCACCGCATCGGCCAGGGCGTCAATGTCAGGAGCTGGTGCTGGGGTTGCAGGCGCAGTAGGTGCAGGCTGGGACGCACGACCGGCAAGAATCTCGTTGACCCTGGCCTGGACTGCCGAATACTGGCTACCCAGGCGGGCTTTGCGGTCCTCACCGTTGCCGTACTCGCCGCGGATGACCGCCTGGGCGAGTGTCTCAATGTCCCCGCCGACGCTGGGTGCGGGAGCAGCAGGGCTGCCGCCGCCTGTGATGTAGGGGCCAAGCACGCTGGCGGGCGGATAGTAGCGGCCCGGGCAAGCGGTGGATGAGGCATCCTTGTGGCCGATGATCTTGAGCGGCCCGTAGGTGGCCTGCAGGTTTCGGATCAGCTCACCGATGGTTGCCTTGTCGGCATCCGAGCAGCGTGGGTTGCACTCGATGCCGATGGAGCACTGGTTGATAGGCCAGTTGCCGGCATGCCAGGCGGTGTTGGCCAGGTCAACCATCTGCACCACGCGGCCTGCTTCGACCACGAAGTGAGCTGATGCTCCTCGTCCGGGGTTTTGGAAGGTGGCGATCACGCCGGACAGTTGCGGGTTGCGCGCGGGGTCGTCCCAGTGGTGGATGACGATGGTGGTGATGCGCTTGCCGCCACGACCCTTGGTGTAGTTTGACGGGTGTGCTGGGGTGAACGACTGCTGGTAGCTCATGGTGTCTCCTTCGGTTGGTTGTCGGGTACGAGAAAGCCGCCGGCAGAACTGCGCGGCGGCTGAGTGGACTCGGGGGAATCGCTGTCCCCGGGTGGGGTCGGTGGCGGATCACCGGCCGGGTCATTGACGGGCGGGCCGGTATAGGCATGCCGCCCCTGGGCCGGATGCTGGGTGATGGTGGCCAAGGCATCGCGGAGCTTGTCTGGGACAGGAAGCCCAATACGGGCAGCGTTTTCCACGATGGAGAGGCCCTCGTTGGCCAGGTAGAAGAAGATCGTGGCTGTCCTAAGGACTCCGCCTTCACCCAGGACGTGCACGTCGAGGATGTTGGCTAGGCCCACCAGGGCGAAGATCATGACCTTGCGGGCGATCCCCTTAAACCCCACCGAGCTGGAGAGCTCCCCGGTGGCGAAGGCGGCGATGACGCCGGTTGTGTAGTCGATGGCCACCAGGGTGACCAGGGCGAGCAGGAAACCGTCTGTGCCTCCTAGAAACCAGCCCACAATTCCTCCAATAGTGGTGAAAAGTGTGTGTGAAACAGTCCAGGCAGTGCGCATGGGCCTCTCCTTTCTGGGTGGTGTTAGAGCAGGCCGTCTGGGCCGGTGAGGACATCGAGGACTTCCCAGGCCACATCCACCGAGCCTGTGCTGGCCTGCGGCAACGGCACACTGACCGGTGTCGGGTTTGCCGCTGGGATGGGTGTGGTGTCGTGGTCGGGTTCCAGTAACACCGAATGCGCCGTGCTGCCCAGCCCATTCGAGCTCTCACCGGCGGACTCGATAGTTTCGGTGGTGGCCTCGACGGTGTCGGTGGTGTCACTCATCCCCGCTCACCTCCTCCTCGGTGGTGGTGGCTAGGTGTGCTTCCAGGGCGTCACACAGGTGGTCGTAGGCAGCAGCCTCATCACCAGCAAGCGGCTGGGTGAGCGCGGTCAGTGCCTCATACAGAGTGCGCGCCATGGTGGTGTACGACGGGCCAGACAGTTCCGCCCGTTCGGCGAGCAGCACGCCCCTGGCCTGGATGAAGGCGGCCGCCTGCTCAGGAGTGGCAAAACGAATGTGGCCGTCGCCGTCGACCTCGGGTGTGCCAGTCGTATCGCACAGGGCGTGCTCGCGGGCAAGCTCCAACTCGCTTTCTGCGAGATCCTGGGCGGCCAGGGTGGCCATGGCCAGGACTTTGGAGCGGGCTCTGGAAGCGGCACCAGCAAGCGGCAGCGAGGTGAGTAGTTCGCAGATGCTGGTGAGGTACTGGTTGGTGATGATGATAGGCATCGGTTTCTCCGTATCTGTCAGGGGTGGTTAGGTGAGGTTGGTGGACATGGTGGATTGGCCGGTGTTGGAGAAGTACTCCCAGGTCACCCGCCCACCACCGGCGTCACGGATGGTTTTGATCCAGCCCTGGTTGAGCAAGCCAATCAAGGCGTTGACCCGGCTCATGAGGTCCTTGACCCGGTCGAACAGGCGGGTCATGTTGTAGTAGGACCCGTTGGAGACCACCATGACGTCGTAGGTGTGGAAGGCGATCTTGGCCAGGTTGTTACTCGAAGACCACCCCGGGAACGTGCCCAGACCGTTCAGCGTGACGTCTTGGAGGGAGATGGAGCGGTTGCCGGCGGTGTAGAACGACCACCCGTGTGTGCGCAAGCTGCTGCCCAGGTGAATGCCGGACTGGCCCCAGAACTTCCCCTTGGGATCCAAGGTGAGCATTGTGGTGAACACTGTTGCTGTCGACGAGGCTTTATACGCCCAGTCCACGAAGTCCCCGGTGTACTCCAGCGCGTTCGTAATGCCTCGAACGTCTGGGTAGTCCTTCTTGTACTGCTCGCCGATCCGCCCGATCTTGCGAGTGCCATACCAAAACGCCATACCCTGGCTGGTGATCTGCCCCTCCAGGGTGGACCCGTCATACCAGGAGATCGAATACGGGGTAATCCGGATCGTGTTCGACCAGCCCGCCAGGCCTACCTGGATCGCATTGGAGGCAAGCTTGTCCGCGGTGATCGACCGCGACCCGATCCGTGCAGCGCTCAGGGTGCCGGTCGTGATCTTGCCGGCATCCAGCGAGCCGATCTTCGCGCTGGTGATCGCAGCATCTGCGATCATGGCGGTCTTGATGAACCCGGCTGCGATCGTGAGCTTGTCGCTGGTGATGCTGCCTGCACCGATCCGCGCAGCATTCAGGGTGCCGGTGGTGATCTTCCCGGCATCCAGGCTCGCGACCTTCGCGCTGGTGATCGCGGCATCCTTGATCATCGCGGTGGTGATGTAACCGGCAGCGATCGAGAGCTTGTCGGAGGTGATCGAGGAGGCGGCGATACGCGCGGCACTTATATAGCCACTGGTAATCTTGGCGGCATCCAGGCTCGCGATTTTCGCACTCGTGATTGCCGCGTCCTTGATCATCGCAGTCGTGATGAACCCAGCAGCAATCGAGAGCTTGTCTGAGCTGATGGAGGCTGCCTTGATGCGGGCAGCATCGAGGTAGCCGGTGGTGATTTTCGCAGCGTCCAGGCTGGCGATCTTCGCACTCGTGATAGCCGCGTCTTTGATCATGGCGGTCGTGATGAACCCGGCAGCGATCACCAGCTTGTCGGAGCTAATGGAGGCGGCCTTGATGCGGGCGGCATCCAGGTAGCCGGTGGTGATCTTGGCGGCGTCCACCGCGCCGATCTTGGCGTTGGTGATGGCGGCGTCAGCGATCATGGATGTCTTGATCACGGCCGTATCAATGAGTGCTTGCCCGGTGACGTGCAGGCGTTTGCCGGCGATCAGCTCGACTTCTGGGGAGGCGTTGATCGCGGCAATTACCCCACCGGAACCAACCTTGCCGTCCACCTCTCCTTCGAGGGCCTGGTAGGCGGCATCGAAGTCGGTGTCCATCTGGTTGATGCGATCGGTGAGCTCCTTGTCCTTGTCACCGAAGTCAGCCCTGGCCTTGGCGATAGCGTCGTCAACCCGGGCCGACAAGTCGTGGACAGCCTGCCCGTTTGCTGCGTCCCCGGCCTGAAAGTCAACGCGCACCTGGCTGATCGCAGAGTTAATGTCCTCTTCCAAGGCCTGGGCTTGCTGTACTGCCTGGTCGAAACCTGCCTGCATGTCGGTGCGTACCGACGCCACCTCGGCATCGAACTCACTGTTCATCTGGGTGATCCGCCCACCCAGGTCGGTGCTGATCTGGGCGATCTCAGCGCGCGTTTTCTCCAGTTCTGCGTTGATCGCTGCGGCGGTGATATCTCCGGCGACCTGCACCCAGCCAGGTATGCCCTGGCTGGTGGTTTGGTACACCCAGATCGCCACCGCCCCATCGCCCACGTCCTGAAACCAGGTATCACCCAGTCGGGCACCCGCAGGCTCGACCTTCTGGTAGTAGACAGTGTTAGACCCGTTAGCCGAGATCAACGCCATGGCAGTGTCTTCTGCCCGGGTAGCCGCCTGCGCGGTCAGCGCCTTGATCTGACCCGTCAGCGACCGGGCTGCCACCACGCTGGGGTTGGTGGCCAAGGTCAGTGACTCATACACCCCGGCAAGTGGGTTGAAGGTGTAGCCGGTGATACGGGCGGTCGCCTGCAGACCATAGGAGTCGGCATGCACCGTCACCCGATCCCCAATCAGTACTTGCTCTAGGCCTACCTGGTCGGGAGCCATCTCGGCCTCAATGACGAGGGCGGGCTGGTCGACATGCTCGACGCTAAACAGCCCGCCGGCCGCATCCCGCAGCGCCGCGAGAGCCTCATCCCTGGGCAGCTCGCCCTCACCGGGGTTGGCCGGATCCTTCGCGGCCTTGATCTGGTCGAAGGAGACCACACGGATATACGGGTGCGGATAGTCAGTGATGCGAGGTGAGTCGATGAAGACTTCCGGCAAGGTCAGTCCGTCAAAGCCGACCGGCAGGATGCGGGTGGCAAGGCTGGTGGTGTCGCGAGTGACGGTCAAGCCTGTGAGGTTTTTGCCTTCCCACACACTCGCCCCGCGGTCCCTTCCACGCGCGCTCACCCAGGTGATGCGGGTGTTGTCGCGGATGATCTCCCCACCCCACCGTGAGAGCAGTCCGACTTCGTCATCGACGAGGGCTTCCAGGCCGGTTTTACGCACCCACCGAGCTGTCGTGCGATACCCGATACTCGTAGCAGGGCCCGCGGTGAACGGGTGCGGGGCTGACAGGGAGGAGAGCAGGTAGGCCAGGGCCTCGCTGGCGGTGCGGTTCACGGCCGCCCTATCCACGATCACGTTCGATGCGAGGTCGCTGGTGATGTGGGTGCAGGTGGCGGTGATCAGCTGGTCGCTGGTGGCTTCCAGAGTGGTGATGCGAAACCCCTGACGGCCCAGGCCAGGAACCGGGGCGGCCACAATGTCACCCTCTGCCACCATGCCCAGCTCACCCAACGGCCAGGCCAAGGACAGCGTGAATGCCCCGTTGATCTCTTCACTCACCTCGGCGCTGGCCAGGTGGGGGTCGAGCACCATGCGGCCGCTCGTGGTGTAGGTGTCGCCCGGCTGCAGGGTGGGGGTATGCAGGGTGATCATGGGTGCCTCCAACGAGGTAGGAGCCGGCCAGACACACCAGCAGGGACACTGACGGTCGTGGTGCCGGCAGGCAGGACAGGAAAATCAGTAGCCGTCAGGGCATCGAGTGCGATCTGCCCGGAGACGGTGCAGGTGCGTGCCTCGCAGTCGATCACCAGCTCACCTGAGCCCGGCAACCGCACGGTGTACGGCGTAGCCCCGATGCGGAAAGTGGCTTGCCCCGAGCCCGTCAGCGTGATGATGGGGCGGGCTGGAATGAGACTCGGGTTGCTCACCCGCACACTCCCACCGGCTGGCAAGGTGATGGGGGTAAGGCCCGACTCCAGGTAGGTGAACGGCCGGCAGGCGATCTCCAGGGTGGCCTGAAAACGGCTACCAAACCTGGCCACTTCTGAAACTGCGGCAGAGGCGGTGAGGAAGAAGCGGCCAGGCAGGTGGCTCAGCCGCAACTCCAACCCCGGCGTGGCACACACCCCAGCCAAGCGGTCGATGACCTCAAGTGTGGGGGCAAGCAGGCCGATCGTGAGGGTGCGAAGGCTCCAACCTCGCGGGCGCATCAAACGGCCCTCCCCGCCGATGATCTCCACCTCATCCACCGCCCTGGCTGTCGGGGTGAGTACCGGTGGGTTGGTGATGCGGCAGCCGGTGGTATGCGAGTTGAAGGTGCCGAGGATAAACGAACGCACCATGTCCTCCTTTATGCGGGGAGCAGGCTGGCGGCGCGTGCCCGGCCTGCGATCGCTTTATCCATCAGGGGTGCCAAGCGGCCCACCAAAGTTCCGTCGGACAGGCGTACCTGGATATCAAGCCGGTCGATCACCGCCTGGGCGGCTTGGGTGGCGATAGCTTCAACATCCACACCACCAGCAGAGGCAGCACCGGTAAGACCACCGACAGAGGCTGATGCGGGGGTTCCATCAGGTGTTACGGCAACAGGGATGGTCACCCCGCTGGCAAGGCCAGCCAGGGTGTCGGTGACGTCTCCTGCCATGGCCTGGGCTGCATCCACCGCACGCGCCCCAGTAGCAGTAATCCCCCCGGCAAGGCCTCGGGTGAGCATGTCACCAATCCAGGCCATCTGCCGTGAGGGTGAGTGGATACCGAAGTAGTCGGTGATCCCATCCCAGATCGAGGCACACCAGGAGGCGACCTTGTTCCACAACCAGCCAGCCAGGGACTGGATTCCCTCCCACAGGCCGCGCACCAGGTTTTTGCCGACCTCAATCATCTGTCCCACCCCAGCGCCGAAGCCGCTGACGAGGGCAGAAATGATCTGTGGGACCGCGCTGACTACCGTGGCAATGATCTGCGGCAGCGCCGTGATCAGCGAGGTCAGCAGGCGGATACCAGCGTCGACGAGCTGCGGCAGTGCTGCCAGCAGAGCATTGATCACCGCTGCGATGATGGTTGGCATCGCGGCCACCAGGGTCTGAATGATCTGTGGCAGCGCCCCGATCAGGGCGGTGAGCAGCCGGATGCCGGCGTCGATGAGCTGCGGAATCGCGGTGAGCAGTCCTGTCACGATGCTGGTGATGATCTGCGGCAGGGCCGCCACGATGGCCTCAATGATCGTCGGCAGCGCCGTGACAATGCTGGTCAGCAGCTGGATGCCGGCGTCGATGATCATGGGGATCGCGGCGATGATGAAGTCCACCAGTGCCTGAATAATCTGAGGTAGTGCCTCAATGAGTACCGGCAGGGCTTGGATCAACCCCTGGGCCAGGCCCGTGATCAGCTGCAAAGCTGCGGCAAGGATCATGGGCAGGTTGTCTGCCAGCACCTGCACCATGGCAGCAATCACCTCGGCCATGCCGACCAGCAGACCAGGTAGGCCCTGGCCGATACCGTCAATGAGGGCGGTAAGGATCTGCACCCCCACATCAAGCAGACCCGGAAGCAGGTTCAAGATCCCGCCGATCACAGTGGTGACAACGGTGGAGGCCAAGGTGGCGATACTCGGCCCCATGGTGGACAGGGATTGGACGATGGTGTCCAAGGTTTTGAGTAGCTCCACCCCGATCTCGGGCACCTCGGCCGCCAAGAACTGGGCCGCCTGATCCACCACCGTGCCCAGAGCCTGGAGTAGACCAGCCACGCCACCTGTCTCGAAACCAGTCGTGAGGGCATCAACCCAGGAGTTCACCGCCGGCAGCGCGGTGGACGCCAACAGGGAGGACAAGCCACCAGCCAGCGCGCCCTTGAGGCCCGCCACCCCGTCCTGCAAGGTCGAGACCTGCCCGGAGAAGGTCTTGGACTGGGCTTCCATCGCCCCATAAAACTGGCCACCCTCCGCTGTCGCCGAGGCAAAAGCGTCTGCGACCATGTCGGCGCTGATCGCGCCCTTTTCCATCTCCTCTTTAAGCTCACCGACACTCTTGCCGGTCTTCTTGCTCATTTCCTGCAGGGGGTTGAACCCGGCGTTGATCATCTGCAACAGATCCTGCCCGGAGAGCTTGCCCGCACTAGACACCTGTGCGAAGGCGAGGGTCAAAGATTCAAGCTTTTGGGCGTCCCCCTGAGAGATATCACCGAGCTGGCCAAGGCGCAGCTTTGCCTCATCCGCACTGATACCGAACGCCATCAACGTTTGGGTGTTTTTAGCTAGATCCTCCATCCCAAACGGAGTCTTGGCGGCTGTGGTTTTCAGGTCGTTGACCAGCTGCTGGGCCTTGGCCTGGTCGCCCAGCATGGTGGTAAAGCTCGTGGTGTACTGCTCCATCGAGGCGTTGTAGGCAACACCGTCCTTCATGGCCTGGGCAAACCCACGACCAATACCCGCGATCGCCCCACCAATAGCCTTGACCCCGCCAATGATCGCCTCAGCAGCAAGATTGGCTTTCAGGACATCACCAAAGATGCGGGACTTGCCCGAGGTGTCGTCGAGCTCGCCGCCAAGTTCATCGACCTCGCGGGAGAGCTTGTCCGCACCACTGGCCGCGTCCTTGAGCTCACCCTCCGAGGTGCCTGCAGCGGTGGTGAGCTCGTCGATCTTAGTGGTGTTCTCGGAGAGTTCACGCTCCATGTCGTTGAGCGTGGCGGTAGCATTATTGAGCTGGATCCGCCAATTCTGCGTCCTACTATCGGACTGGCCGAAGGAGGCCGACGCGTTATCCAGTGCGGCCTTGAGCGCCTGGATTTTGGAGCGCTGGGCCTCGATCTCTTTACCGAGCACCTGGTTGCGGGCGGTCAAGGCGTCAGCGTCGGTGGCGTTCTTGCCGAACTGGGAGGCCACCACCTTCATCTCTGAGCCAAGAACCCGCATCTCACGGTTGATGTCCGCGATCGCTTTCTTGAACTCCCGCTCACCCTCCAGGCCAATCTTCAAACCAAAAGTGGAATCAGCCATAGGTGGTCTCCTTGTATGGGTAGCGCATAGGACTAAGCCCCGCACCCGGGCAAGGTTGGGTGCGGGGCTTAGATGCCTGGCGGGATGATGTCGTCGATGGTGGGCTCAACACCGTTGCGGCTGGGTTGTTCGTGTTGCCAGTGGCATTCGACCAAATCCAGGAGCACACCGAGTGGGAGCAGCGCTGTCTGCCAGCGGTCCAGGTGCAGGTAGCGGTAGGCCAAGTACGTGAGCCTCGTGAGGGTTTCGGCCCAGCTACTGCCTGTGGTTGTGCTGCTCAGGCTTTTGGGGAGGCAACCTCACGGCGCATGCCCGCCTCCAAGGCAGCGGTGATCGCGTCCTTATAGTCGGCAAGCTCCCCGGGAACGGTGAGCAGCTCAACCTCCTCAGCGGTGATCTGCGGCCACTCATCCCCGCCTGTATGCAGGTTGTGGATGAGGACGGACTGATTGGCCAACAGGGCGATCAGCCAGCAGATTTCACCGATCTGCTCACCCAAATCATTGGAGGATTCCAGCTTGTCGCCAAGCTGCTCAAGCCCGCCGTAGCGGGAGGCGATCTCGCGGGTAGCGCGGGTGGTGAGCACCAGCTCCAGGTCTCGTCCGCCCAGGCGGATGAACGCTGAGTGCCCCGGGCCTTCGGGCAGCACACTGGTGGGGTTCTTCTTCTTGGTGGCCATGCGTGTTCTCCTTAGTTGCCAGAGCCTGCGGTCGTGGTGGTGTAGGCCGGCTCATACACGGTCTTGAACCAACCATCGGTGATAGTCTTTGCGGCCTCGCCTTCGGTGGTTTCCACCTTCCACGGATGCTTGCCTGAGGGGTCGGGCTTGGTGCGGCGCAGGATCGTGCCCTCGATCTCCGGGGTGGAAAACTCGATCGAATCGCCCTTGGTGGTAAGCGAGGCAGTAGGTACGGCGAAGCGGACCTTATAGAGCCAGAAATACCGGTAGGTGCCATTCGCCTTGCGGGCACGAAACCCGATCGCAACCGGCGCCCCACCATCCTCGGATGTGGAGACCAGCACCTTGTTCTTATCGATGATGGCGCCAACCAGGTCGGCGGCAACCTCGGCACTGATGTCATCCACACCCAGGGTCAGGGTGCCGGACTTGAATTCTTTGACGACCTCTGCAGGTCCGTCATCGGCATACAGTATCGCTTCGGCGACTTCGATGGACACCTCCGCGCTGATCGCCTTAGCCAGCTGCTTAGGCGTGCCGTAGGTTTCCTCACCAGTGGAGGGGTTTTCCGTGATGGTCGCGTAGTAGAGAGAGTCGAGTCCGATAGTTGCCATGATGGGGGTTTCCTTTCGTTAGAGCAGGTGGTGGGTTTGGGTGTCGATGGCGTAGTGGTGGTAGCTGGTCTCGTCCTCGAAGCCGATATAGGAACGGGACGTGATCGTGACACCAGCAGCCAGTAGCGCGGCGGTGAGCTGGTCGCGAAGGGTCAGGTAGTTGCCCCGCGCATACACGGACAGGCGTGCTTCTTCGATCTGGGCTCTTGGGGTGTTATCCCCGTATAGGGCCAGGGTGTCGACTAGTGGGGTGAGCACCACGAACGCTTCCGGCAGTGGGGTTTTGGTAAACAGTCCCACCCGCACCGGCAAGTCGAGCTTCTCGCAGGTGGTGGTGAGGTGTTCCAGCAGTGGGATGCTCTCGCTCATGTGCTGCCTTTCGTCAGGCGCTCGGCCAACACCCGTTTCATGGCCTCCAGGGCTGGGGCGCGGGTGGTGCGGCGGGTGCGGGTAAGAAACGGGCGGGCTACTTGGCGGGTGGAGCCGTATTCGAGAATGGTCGCGATCTTCGCGTTCGAGCCCCCGTCTTGGCGGGGCTCATCGAAGCCGACTTTCACGTTATGGTTTCCCGCCCGATCCGTCTTCACCGGGGTAACCCCCAGGGCTGCGACAAGCTGGCCGGTGGAGTACCTACCGGTGATGGATGCTGTGAGGTTGGCTCGCATGACCGGCTCAACCACACTGCCGGCGGCTTTCAGCGCTGCTTCGGCATGCTCATCGAGGTGGGCTCCTGCCGCCGTGAGCTCATCGAGCACAGTGGTGGGGAGTTTCACGGTTGCCTTCGCCATCACCCGCCTCCCTTCTCTGGGTTGCCTTCTGGGGTGTGTTGGTGTGCTTCGATCACGGTGTAGCGGCCGATCTGTTCAACCGTGTCGATTACCCAGCGGCCATCGGCGGCGGCGATCACCATGGACTCATCCACGCGGATTGCGGGGTGGGTGCGGATGCGGAAGATCGCGGTGGCTTTCGTGTAGGCCGCACGGTTAACCCACGCTGAGCTGGCGTGGCGGTGTTCGACCTCTGCTCGCACTGTGGCCAGAACCTTCTCGGCCACGATGTCGAACCCCGCACTATCCCTGGTGTGGATGGGGGCGATGATGTCGATGTGAGAGCGCATCTGGCCTAGACCCATCGGACACTACCTTTCCAAAAGTGAAGACGATTATGGGCAAGCCCGCGGGAGACTCATGCTGGGTGCATCCGAGCAGTAGAAATCAGCTCTAGAGCCAAGCCGCTAGAGCGGTTTGGAGGTGGTCGTTAGAGCTGAAAAAGTACTCTCAAGACCTCCATGTAGAGCGGTTTGGAGGTAGTCGTTAGAGCTAAAAAGGTCTCTATAGATCTCCATGTGGAGCGGTTGTGAGGTCCTCGTTAGAGCTAAAAGGTCTCACGGGAGATCTACCGAGAGCTGTTGTGAGGAGCTGACAGCAGTTGTTGGGTCCCTCCGGCTGGGCGTAAACCCGCGGAGAACCCGTCACATAGCGCCCACAGGGGCCGTCAGAGGCGTCATAAGCCCTCTACTCCGCCTCAGCCGGACCCAAAAACCTCTCCTTTAGAGCGGTTTTGAGGTGGTCGTTAGATCTACGAAGCTCTCTCAAGATCTCCATGTAGAGCTGGTTTGAGGTCCTCGTTAGATCTGCAAAGCTCTCTATAGACCTCCATGTAGAGCGGTTTAGAGGTCCTCATTAGATCTGCAAAGGTCTCACGGGAGATATACCCAGAGCGGTTGTAAGGAGCTGACAGCAGTTGTTGGGTCCCTCCGGCTGGGCGTAAACCCGCGGACAACCCGTTATATAGCGCCCACAGGGGCCGTCAGAGGCGTTACAAGCTCGCTACAGCGCCTCACCCGGACCCAAAACCAGTCCTTTAGAGCGGTTTTGAGGTGGTCGTTAGAGCGGGAAAAGTACTCTCAAGACCTCCATGTAGAGCGGTTTAGAGGTCCTCGTTAGAGCTACAAAGATCTCTATAGACCTCCATGTAGAGCGGTTTAGAGGTCCTCATTAGATCTGCAAAGGGCTCACGGGAGAACTACCCAGAGCGGTTGTAAGGAGCTGACAGCAGTTGTTGGGTCCCTCCGGCTGGGCGTAAACCCGCGGAGAACCCGTCACATAGCGCCCACACAGGCTGCTGACGGCGCCACAAGCCCGCTATGTCGCCTCACCCGGACCCAAAACCAGTCCTTTAGAGCGGTTTGGAGGTAGCCGTTAGAGCGGGAAAAGTACTCTCAAGATCTCCATGTAGAGCTGGTTTGAGGTCCTCGTTAGATCTGCAAAGCGCTCTATAGATCTCTATGTAGAGCGGTTTTGAGGTCCTCGTTAGAGCTGCAAAGCTCTCTATCGACCTGCGTGTAGAGCGGTTGTAAGGAGCTGACAAAGGGAAAATTGCTGTAATGACGAGCGCCGAGAGTGGCTTCCAGGAGATCATCTAGCTGGGGTGCCCTCCCGCTAGATTTTCCATTCCCGGTCCATCACCAACAACCGGTGGATCGCTTCCCAGGCTGCGCGGGCGGCGTCGGTTTTGTCTGCCCAAAATCCTCCGGTTGCTCCGTCGCGTGCCTCGTACAGGTGGGTTGCCAGCATGACCACGCCCTGGGTGGTGGCTGGGCTCATCGCGTGGGTGTTGTAGAAGCCATCCGGCAAGTGCTGGAAGGAAGCAGCGTAGGAGGTGGCGGCGTCCACCAAGTGTGCGATCAACTCATCATCCGTGTCGAAGTCGATCAGCAGATTCGTTTTCACCAGTGCGGTGAGTTCTGCTGTGGACATCCGCCACCTCCTTATCGCTTGCTGGGGTTTAGGCGCTGGCCTTCTGGGTGAGGACCTGCACGGCCTCGGGAACGATGAGCTTGCCGTCCAGGCGCTGGGAGGCCAGGAACCCCACCTGCCCCGTGGTAGCAAACAGCTCGTTGAGTCGCTTGAAGGAGCGGCCCACGCGGTCGGCAATCCAGTAATAAGACAGATCCCCGAAGGCGACGGTGCGGGCCCCGGCCTTGATCTCAGGCACAAAGGTCGAGGTATGCACAGGCCGGCCCAGGATCGTGTCCGGATCCCCTGCGGTCAGGGCCGGCTGCCACAGGTACTGGCCGGTGGTGTCCTTGAGCTTGCGCACGGTCTTGACGGTGGCGTCGTTCATCAGCCACACCGCGTTCTTGCGGTACGGGGCCCGCAGCCCATAGTGCAGGTCGATCAGCTCATCGGCGCTGATGTCGGTTGCCTTAGCCGTGGTGACGCTGGACTGCGCACCAGAGGTGGCGTGGAAGACACCGGTGGGCTTACCCGACCCATCCCCGTTGATGAAGGCTTCCTCTTCGGCGGCACCCATGCGGCGAGCAAACTCGGAGGCGAGATATGCCTCGATGTCGAAGGCCGAGTCGTTGAGGAGCTCTTCGGAGACCTTGAGGAAGGTGCCGAGCTTGAACGCGGAGAGGGTCACCTGGTTGAAGGTGTCATCGGACTCGGTATACGGCTTGCCCTCATCCAGCCACGCCGCGCTGCCGTGGGTGGCGACTACCGGGATCTTGCGGTCCCCGCTGGTGGTGGTGATGACCTTGGCCAGGGTGCGCATGATGTTCTGATCTTGCAGGGTGTCGACCAGGGTGCGTTCGAACTCCTCGGGCACAAGGTAGCCACCCTCCGTGTCCGTGCCGACGGACAGGGCGTTTCGCACCTCTGCCGGTGAGGCGTTCAGGCGCATCGCATCCCAAAACGCCCGCTTGTAGGTGGCAGAAGCACGACCCGCCGGTTCGTCCTCGTCGGTGTGGAAGACGGCGGTGTTCATGCCGGGCCGGGCGGTCAGCGGTGGGCGGGTTGCGCGGGCGAGCTGGTTTTCGAGTGCTTCGGCGCGCTCGTTGCGGGCGATCTCCCGGGTGAGGTCCTCAATCTCTGCCTCCATACGGGCATAAGTCTGGTCGTCCTCAGCGGTGAGGCATCCGGTCTCAGCATCGCGGCGCTCATCGAGGAATGCCTTCGCGGCCTCCCAGGCCTTGGCGCGGCGGGCGTAGAGGTCAGTGGTGGTCATGGTCATGATCAGTGTTCCTTTCACGATCTAGTGGGGTTGGTTGGCCAGGGCGGCGTACAGGTCAGCAATCCGCCGACCCAACCGAACAGACGGGGTGGGTTGGTGGTGGTTGATCTTGTTCACCAACGTGGCGGTGGTTGCCGCAGCGCTAAAGGTGAACCCCGCACCCAGGTTGTCGGGTACGGGGTCAAGGGCAGCAGGCTCGGCGGGGCCGGGTGGCGTGAACGCTTGCGTGGGTTCGCTGGGTTGGTAGAGGCCGTCAGCGAAACCCATGGCGATGGCGGCTTTCGCGTCCATCCAGGTTTCCTCATCCATCAGCCGGGCAAGCTTGGCACGTTGTATGCCGGTGCGCAGCTCGTAAGCGTTGATGATGGATTCCTTAACTGCTCCCAGCATCTCCACCGCGCGGGACAGCTCGGCGGCGTCTCCGGTGGCTAGGGTGGCGGGGTTGTGGATCATCATCATGCCCACCGGGGAGATCAACACCTCGGTGCCGGCCATCGCAATCACCGAGGCAGCACTTGCGGCTAGGGCGTCGATGATCACGGTGACCGGATACGGGTAGTCCATGAGCATCGTGTAGATCTCGGCTGCCGCCACGCAATCCCCACCCGGGGAGTTGATCCACACCTGGATGGGGCCTGCTCCTGCTTCCAGCTCGGAGCGAAAAATGCCGGGGGTGACGTCGTCATCGAACCAGGAGTCTGCTGCGATGACGCCGCCGATACGCAAAACCCGGTGGGCATCATGCTCACCGGGCGGGTCTGGGGGTTGCTCCCAGTTCCAGAAACGGTTAGCCGTCATGGCCTGCCTCCTCTCTGGCGGTTGTTCTGGGTTGGGTCATGGGGTCCTCCTCGGGTGTCGTTGGGTTGGGTGTCTGGGTGGTGGCATACGCCCCGGCTAGGGACAGGGGCAGCATGTTGCCGTTGACCAGGTACAAGTCCCCGCCATCCTCGGGTGCGATGCGGTCGAGGTTTTCGAGCTCCCGGATGTCGTTGGCGCTCATCCACCCGTTCTGCCGCGCTACCGCATAGCCCTGCATACGGGACGCGTAGTCACCGCGCAGCAAACCCTCGAGGTTGAACTTCACGAACACGCCAGTATCGCGAGGATCCAGCAGGGTCTTAGTGAGGGCTTGCTCCCAGCGGATCACCCACGGATCCAGGGTGTATTTGACGAACTCGAGGGACTGCTGCTCGATGTTCGAGAAGCTGGACTTGTCGAGATCGCCGATCATGTGCGGCGGAATGCGGAAGATCCGGGCGATCTCACCCATCTGGAACTTCCGGGTCTGCAGAAACTGCGCCTGCTCAGGGGAAACCGAGATGGGCGTGTACTTCATGCCCTCCTCTAACACCGCGATCTTGTTGCCGTTGCGTGCTCCACCGAACGTGGCAGTCCAGGATTCCCGCACACGGCTCGGGTCTTTGATCGTGCCTGGGTGTTCGAGTACCCCGCCGGGTGCGGCACCGTTGGCGAAGAAGGATGCTCCGTAGTCTTCGCAGGCTTGGGCCATGCCGATCGCGTTTTTCGCCATCGCAATCGGGGAATACCCAACGAGGCCGTCAAACCCCAACCCCGGAATATGCAACACCTCAGAGGGTGGGAGTACGACGCGCTCATACTGAGCGGCCGGTGGCTCCTCGCTGGTGCGCTGATACTCGTAATACAGCCGGCCCGCACTATCCCGGCCCACCTGCATGCGGTTAGGCATCAGCGGGTAGAGGCCGATGACTTCGCCGCGGCCGTTGCGGATCACCTGCGCGTAGGCGTTACCCCAGAGCAGCAGGTGCGTCATCAACGTTTCCCGGAACACGAAGCTTGTCATCTCCGGGTTCGGCTCGTCGTGCAACAGGCGGTAGAGCGGATGGCTAACCGCCTTCTCCTTCCCGCCATCCGTGCGGGTTTGGTAGACGTGCAACGGTAGGCCGGCGATGGCCTCAGCCAGAATCCGCACACAGGAGTAGACGGCGGTCATCTGCATGGCGGTACGCTCATTGACCGCACGGCCAGCCGATGTGGGGCCGAACAGGAACGAGTAGCCAGACGAGAGCTGCGTGTTGGTCGGGGCACGTCGGGTAAACCAGTCTTTAATTGACATATCGACACCTTTTCGGCGAAAACAGAAACTATAAGAGGGAACGCGATGAAGGTTGAACACCGACGTGAGGATGGTGAACTTCTCGGCTGGATTGACATCCACGAGGACGGCTCATGCACAGCGATCGACTTGCTCGGACGAGTGAGCGCTGCTGGTGATTGGGACGAGTGCGAAAACCAGCTCGAGGCCCAAGGCTTATCCTATCTGGCAGATCTTTATGCCCTGGAAGTCACACCGGGACTCTGGGTACGGGTCCTCATCGTTGAAGTCAACTCCACCCGGGTCCGAGTGAAGGAAGATGACTTCGGAGACGCCACCATCTCCACTCCCATCCACGACGTGCCGATTCCGGTGGACAATCGCCTCGTTCCATACGCCCTGGCACCCGGTGAGGTTCACAGCACGAGCAAACCTCGCTCGTCGTAGACCGAGTGCGCGGGCGCGGCGTTGCTGTTACGAATGGCCCGGTCTAGAGCCATGATGAGGGCGACGACGCCGTCGATTTTCTCGGTGGACTTTTGCTTGTCGGGTTTGATGTTGCCGGCAGGGTCGGTGCGGATGTGAATGTTGTCGACCATCCACGCGAGCACCTTGTTCCCACCATGCTGGATCCGTCCTTCCAGGGCGAGCTTCATCAGCTCCTTCGACGGTGGGCTCATGTCTTTGAAGCCTTGCCCGAAGGGAACCACGGTGAAGCCCAGGGCCTCCAAGTTCTGCGACATTTGCACCGCGCCCCAACGGTCGTAGGCGATCTCCCGAATGTCGTAGCGGGTACCGAGTTCCTCGATGAACGCTTCTATGGCGGCGTAGTGGACGACATTGCCCTCAGTGGTGTGCAACAGGCCTTCGCGCTCCCACTGGTCGTAGGGCACATGGTCACGGTTCACCCTAAGCTCGATGTTGTCCTCAGGGATCCAGAAATGCGGCACCACCACATACGGCTCGGTCTCATCCCGGGGTGGGAACACCAACACCAGCGCGGTGATGTCGGTCGTGGATGCCAGGTCCAGGCCGGCGTAACACACCCGCCCCTCCAAGGAGGAGAGGTCGATAGGAGCGTTGCCTTTGTCCCACAGGTGCATCGGCATCCACCGAATCGACTGCTTCACCCACTGGTTGAGGCGCAGCTGGCGGAAGGCGTTTTCTTCGGCGGGGTTGATGCGGGCCGAGTGGGCAGCCGCCCGCACCTTGTCGATGGGGACGGTGATGTCCAGGCTTGGGTTGGCTTTACGCCACACGTCTTCGTCCAGCCAGTCATCCTCGGGCTCGGCCCCGTAGATCACCGGGTAGAACGTGGGATCATTCTTTTTGCCGTCGAGGATGTCGCGGGCTTTTTGGTGCTGCTCGAAGCACACCGAGGCGGTATTCGTCCCTGCCGTGGTGATCAGGAAGTACAGCGGCTGGGTGCGGGCATCACCGGAGCCTTTGGTCATGACGTCGAACAGGGCCCGGTTGGGTTGGGTGTGCAGCTCATCGAAGACGACCCCGGAGATGTTGAATCCGTGCTTGGAGTAGGCCTCAGCGGAAAGCACCTGGTAGAAGGAGTTGGTTGGGGTGTAGACGATGCGCTTCTGGCTTGCCAGGATTTTCACCCTTCTTGCCAGCGGTGGGCAAAGCCGCACCATGTCGGCAGCAACCTCGAAGACGATGCTCGCTTGCTGGCGGTCTGCCGCACACCCATACACCTCGGCACGCTCCTCACCATCCGCGCAGGTCAGCAGCAGGGCGATTGTGGCAGCGAGCTCGCTTTTGCCCTGCTTCTTGGGGATTTCCACATACGCGGTAGTGAACTGGCGGTACCCGTCGGGCTTGATGGTGCCGAACAGGTCGCGCACGATCCTCTCCTGCCAGCCCAGCAGCTCAAAAGGCTTGCCTGCCCAGCGGCCCTTGGTGTGTTTGAGGGCTTGGATGAAGGCGACCGCGTAGTCGGCTTTGCGCTTGTCGTAGTGGGAGCCCTCATCCATGAACCGGGTCGGTGTGTAAGCGTCCGTGCTGGTGCTGGTCATGGTGGTTCTCCCTTCTAGGGTACAGGCAAGCGCCCCAGGAGCGTGGGCTCGTGGGGTGCGAGGCGTGGCGGTTAGGCGTTGTGGTTGGCCAGGGGTTCGGCCAGGGCTACCTGGAGGGCTTGGATCATGGTTTGGGCGTTATTCAGGGCGATGACCAGCTCGGTGGTCTGCATCGGGGTCAGCGCCCCAAAGCTGGTGGTCTGGATCGTCCACTGGCCGTCCGTGTAGTAGAGGGTGGGAATGTAGGAGGTCGGGTCGGTGGGGATGACCTCGATTGGCCGGTGGGTGTCGGCGGTGTTGATCCGGTGGACCGTGTAGCCAAGCTTGGCTGCGTGGCGGATCAGTTCGGCGGTGTTGGCCTTGGCGGTGGTGTTCAGGGTGTTCATGACCAGGCTCCTTCGTTGTGTGTTTTGGTGGTTGTTTGGTCATGTACATACAGCCATACCCGCCCGGACATATCCAGCCGTTTTGCCTGATATTCTGCGGTTTTTCTAGAGATCATCATCTCTATGGCCTTGCCTCGTTTTACCTCATGTACGAGGCGTGGCCCCACCGTGGTGGGGCCGGGAAGCCTGGGCTGGTTAGCGCTTGGCGGGGCGGAAGGCGTAGCAGCCCTCGTCCTCGTGGGCGCGGATCCAGGCCTTGGCCTCCCACTCGTTAGCCAGGCGGATCCCGGTGGCGCGCTTGCCGTCCCGGGTGAACTCGATGATCTCGACTTCTCCGCCCTCCCAGGCGATCTCAGTTTGTCCGGCGCTGCCTGCCTGCTGGCCGGCAATGAACGCGGCGGTCAGGGCGTCTTTCAGGCTCCAGACGCTGACCTCGACGAAGTCCAGGCTGTCGGATCCTTGGGTTTCCAGGGTGTCGACCCCGACCAGCTCGGTGGTGGCGATCTGGGTGAGCAGGGCGTTCAGGTCGGTCTCCCGGATCGCCGTCTTGGAGCTCTTGCGGGTGGTGGTTGTGCGTGCCATTGTCGTTGTCCTTCCGGGTGTGGCTGCTGGTGTTTTTGTCATGTACATACAGCCATAGATGCGGCACACTATCCAGCCGGTTTTGCCTGATAATCCAAGGTTTTCTAGAGATCATCATCTCTATTTGGCCTTGTGAAATCTTGGAATAACGAAGGCCCCGCCACGTGCGGGTGGCAGGGGCCGTGGTGCTTGTTTAGCTGGCGGCTGGCCGGTAGGTCAGGCACTGATCGCCTGCGTTTTCCTTGATCCAGGTTCGGGCTTCAAAGGCGTTCGAGAACCGTTGACCGGTGGCTTTATCGGTGCAGAAGTTGTAGATCTCAACCTCTCCGTCTTCCCAGGCGATCCCGTCGCGTCCGGCCTGGGCATCAGCCTGGCCGGCCAGGTAGGCGGCGGTCAGGGCGTCTTTGAGGTTCCAGATGCTGACCTCTATCCAGTCGAGGCTGTCTGTGCCTTCTTCTTCGAGGGTGTCGATGGAGGAGATCTGGGTGGTGGCGATCCGGGTAAGCAGGGCGTTGAGGTCCTTCTCGCTCAGGGCGGTGGTTGTGTGTGCCATTGTCCTTGTCCTTCCGGGTGTGGCTGTCGTTGTTTGGTCATGTACATACAGCCATAGACGCGGCACACTATCCAGCCGGTTTTGCCTGATAATCCGTGGTTTTCTAGAGATCATCATCTCTATGAGTGGGCCTGGTTCTCACCCCCGACAACGAGGTGCGGCCCACCATCAGGAGGCCGGTCTCGTAGGTGCTGGTGGGGTGTTTAGTGGGCGAGGATCATGCCCATCGCCCAGGCCCCGGCCTCAGCCTGGCTGGTGAAATCCTCGTGGTCCTCAGTCGAGCTGATCGCCAGGTGAATCGGGGCCGTCTCGCCGCGCTCGGCGGTGGTGTAGCGGTAGCAGAAAGCCTGGTAGCTCATGGCCTCTGTGTCGTAGTTCCAGGCCCAGCGGGTGGCGATGATCCACTCACCGACCGGCATCATGTTGCCCTGGAAGCGGGTGGCCTTCTTCAGGGCCTTCTCGGTGGCCGGGCGGGTCATCTCGGTAAGCATCTCGGTGTTCATCGTGGGGCTTCCTTCCTGGTTGGCTGGTGTTTTCTTGCATGTACATACAGCCATACCCCCGCCCACATATCCAGTCGTTTTGCCTGGTATTCCGGGGAAAAATAGAGATGCTCATCTCTGCGCGTGTCAGCCCAGCACCGTGTAGTGGTCCACTTCGGGGATGAGCCCCAGGCTGGTGCCGTCATCCCAGGCGACGTGGATCGTGCCCAGGGAGTCGACCACGATGACTTCGCCTTCCATCCCAGCTCGCAGCCCTGCCTCCGTGTCACTGTCACCCAGCAGCCGGATCCGGCAGCCCGGACGAACACCCAGGCCCGCCTGCACTGCAGGGGTCTTCGGGGCTGGTGGGGTGCGCCAGGCCCCGTTGCCCGAAAGGTGTCGGGTGAGTATCCGGCGGGTGGTCTTGTGCTCATCCCCGGTCAAGCCCAGGCGGTTCAGGAAGGTGCGCATGGCGTAGCGGTCATTGTCATCTTGCGGGGCACGCCCCCGCACCCGCCGCGCAGCCCGGGCCATGGCGACAAGGGCGGTGATGAAGTCCTGGCACGCGGCAGCCACTTCTGGGTCCGGGAGGGTGGTGAACCAGGCGAAGCGTGCCACCAAGCCCGCATCCTCATGCCGGATGTATTCCACGCCGGCAGGTTTTGGTAGCCCAATGGCTCTGGCGATCAGTGGCCCGTAAGCACGCATCAGGGCTGAAAGGTTGTCCCGGCCCCGTTCACCAAGGCTTGCGGCTGGCACCATGATCACCAACCCCACCTCCTCAGCCTCACCAGCCGAGGGCTGGGGCTCGTCGTCAGAGGCGGTGATGGTGATGCCCGCACTGGTGATCACCTGGCGGAGCTGCTCGGTAAGCTCGGGGCCTTCAAGGCGCGCATCACGGGTGAGCAGGTACTGGCCGATCTGGTAGGCCATGCTCGGTGCCTTCAAATAGCGAGCCTCAGTCCCGGTGGCCTGGGCGATGAGCTTGGCGACCTCTGCGCGGCGGATGCTGGCGGGCAGGGTGAGCGTGTAATCCATGGTGTCCTCCAATGTGTGGGTTGTCGTGTCTATACACGCTCACCTTTGCCCTACATATCAAGCACAAACCCGCCCCAGATCAACAGAGAGATGATGATCTCTAGGATGCTTGCTCAACCTGTTTGACCAGCTCCAGGAAACTGCCACGCTCACATGACACCCCGGCGGCATCCCCGGTGTGTTCCACGTAGCGGCGAAGGATCACCGAGGCGTACTTGGGGTCGAGCTCCATGCAGTACGCGACCCGGTCGGTCTGCTCGGCGGCGATCAAGGTGGAGCCAGATCCTGCGAACGGGTCGAGCACGAGGGCGTTTGGCTGGGTGGAGTTGCCCATCGGGTAGGCCATCAGATCTACTGGCTTGCTCGTGGGGTGGTTCTTGGAGCGTTTGGGCTTGGCGAACTGCCAGATGGTGGTCTGCTTGCGATCTGCGTACCAGGCGTGTTTGCCGCCGTTCTTCCACCCAAACAGGCAGGGTTCGTGCTGCCACTGGTACGGGCTTCTGCCTAGGACCAGGGAGTCTTTGACCCAGATGCAGCAGCCTGAGAGCTTGAAGCCCGCATCGATGAAGGCTCGGCGAAACGCCAGCCCCTCGGTGTCCGCGTGGAACACGTAGGCCGACGCGCCCGGTGCCATCACTGCGGCTGCGGCGGTGAAGGAGTCGAGGAGGAACTGGTAGAAGGCGTCTGCGTCCATCTTGTCGTTCTTGATCGACAAGCCCTTCGAGCTTTGGAAATCGACGTTGTAGGGCGGGTCTGTGAGCAGCAGGTTCGCGGACTTGCCTCCCATGAGGGCTTCGAGATTGTGGGGCTTGGTGGCGTCTGCGCACATGAGCCGGTGCCGACCCACAGTCCACACATCCCCAGGCTCGACGAAAGCAGCCTGTTCGAGTGCTGCGTCGAGGTCAAACCCATCGTCGTGCGCCTGGCCCTCATCTAGGGAGCCGATCATGGCCTGGATCTCTGCCTCATCAAACCCGGTGAGTTCGGCGTTGAAATAGCTGGCGTCCAGGTCGGCGATCAGCAGGGCGAGCTTGGACTCATCCCAGTCGCCGCTGATCTTGTTCAGCGCAATGTTGAGGGCTTTTTCTCGGGTCTCGTCGAGTTCGACCACCACGCAATCCACCTGCTCGAAACCAAGGTCTGCGAGGACCTTGAGTCGCTGGTGGCCGCCTACGATGTGGCCGGTGGTCTTGTTCCAGATCACCGGCTCCACATACCCGAACTCGGCAAGCGACCGCTTGAGCTTTTCGTACTCGGCGTCTCCGGGTTTCAGGTCTTTGCGGGGGTTGTAGTCGGCGGGAGTGAGCTCAGAAAGAGTAAGCCGGCGCATATCCACGGGTCTTGACCTCCTCCTTGAGCTTGTATCCGTAGGAGTACGGGGAGTTCCACCACGAGGAGGTGGTGAAGTGTCCGTAGGTGGAGTGCTCAGCAAACAACGGTTGGCGAAGCCGAAGCTGCTCGATGATCGCTTCAGGCCGCAGGTCAAACACCGCCCGCACCGCCTGGGCGATCACCTCATCGGGCACCCGGCCCGTGTCGCGCGTATCCACCGTGACCGCCACCGGGTCAGCCTTACCGATCGCGTAGCTGATCCCCACGACGGCCTCGTCGGCCAGCCGGGCATCGATAATGGCCAAGGCGATCAGGCGCGCCATGTAGGCGGCCGAGCGGTCAACCTTGGTGGCGTCCTTCCCGCTAAAGGCCCCACCACCATGGGGTGCCAGGCCGCCGTAGGTGTCGACTGCGAGCTTGCGGCCACTCAGCCCCGTGTCTGCCGCGGGGCCACCCAGGGTGAAAGGCCCGGCCGGGTTGACCAACACGAGAGTGTCCTCATCGATGTGCAGGTCGTGGCGGGCTAGGGCTGGGGCGATGACCTGGGTGCGTACCGTGCGGCGCAGCTCATCCAGGCTGGTGTCCTTGGTGTGTTGGATGGAGACCACCACCGCCTCCACACCCACGGCCTGCCCGTCCTCATAGCGAAGCGAAACCTGTGCCTTTCCGTCGCAGCCGATACCCCGGATGGTGCCCTCAGTGCGGGCCTTGTCCAGGCGGCGGCAGATGTCGTGGGCGAGCACTAGCGGCAGCGGGAGACGCTGGCTGGTCTCACGCGTGGCGTAGCCGTAGACGGTTCCCTGATCACCGGCACCCAAGCTCACGTAGGCGGACTCCTCACCGTCGCGTGCCTCCAGAGAGGTGTTCACGCCTGCGGCGATATCCGGGGACTGGGAATGTGTATGTACATTCACCCGCCACCCAAAGGGTGCGTAGCCTGCACGGATCAGGGCGCGGCGCACACTCTCACGTACATGGACCCGGGCACTAGAGGTGATTTCACCGGCAACAATGATGCGGCCCTTGGTGGCCATCACCTCTACCGCGCAGCGCGCGCTGGGGTCTTCGAAGAGGAGGTCGTCGAGGATGGTGTCGGCGATCAAATCGCACAGCTTGTCGGGGTGGCCAACACAGGTTGACTCACAGGTACGGATATCCATAGGGGTACTCCTTCACTCAGAGGGGTTGGGACAACAAAGCCCCACCACCCGAGAACCGGGTGTGGGGCACAACAAAGGGCTGGCGGTGGGTTAGGTGCGGGCCTGCAGCAGGCGTTCCATCAGGTCATCACCCGGTGAGCTGCCGGCGTATTCGCGGGTGGAGGTGGCGCGCACGATCTCGTAAATCTCGTACCAGTACACGTTCGCCTGCTTCGAGAAACTCTGGCTCATCGCCACGAACGGGGAGGCGATCGCAGCACCCGTGGTGGGGTGCTTGCCCAAAAGGCCGAACTTGCTGATTGCTTCCTCGCACTGGATGTAGCGGGCAAACGCCTGCGCATACGCCTCAATCAACCTGGGGCTAACGAAGGAAGCGACCCCGCGGGCATCCAGCCACGCCCAGGTCTCCCGGTAGAGCTCCCCGGCCAGCAACGGCTGCCCGTCACGCTGGACGGCGGACAGGTAAGCCGACGGCTCCGGCATGGCCTCACCCTCAAGCACCGCACCATCACCCACGTCCGCGCCGTCCAGGCCGAAGGGGTCCAGGTCTGCGGGTTCAAGAAGGCGGGAGGCGGGCTTTCCGGCCTCGAGCTTGTCCTTGAGCGGGTCAGGTTTCGCGCCTGCTCGCACGCGCCTGCCACCACGGTTGGTGCCGTCTTTGGCCACGGATTTTCGCCTCCTTTCCGCGGGGCTCGGTCAATCGGGGGTTTGATTCGTGCTTTTTGTGCGCGGCACCCCAGACCCGCTCCCTCAGGGGCCTCGGGCTAGAGATTTCACGCCCCCTAGGGGGCCTGTGTGCCCCGCTGTGGGGCGAACTCGCGGTTTTCGACTCAAACCGCCATCGTTGGGGTGAGGCCCTCAGTGGGGCTTACAGCGTCACTGAGGCTGTGGAGAAGTGCTTGCATCACCAGCAGGGGGCGGCAAGTTATCCACAGAAACGTTGAGGTGGTTGCGCCCGCCTCGGCGGCGCGGGATCGTGGAAACATGATCGAACTACGCGACGATTACCGACTCGTCTACCCCAACGTCCAAGACAACGCTGACGCCCGCTGGGTCCTGCAATGGTGCGGAGGTCTTGTCCCTGGCTGCCACCTGGTCCTCGAGTACGAGCTGGAGAACCCACCCGATGAGTACCTCACTGGCGGCTACGTCGGTGTCGAGGTGGTCTCCTGCCAGGGCGACCAGTTCGTCGGGCAAGCCCACTGGGCGGCCGACGACATCTCCTGCCTGCCCGATGGATTCATCGAGTCCAACCTGAACTACATCGCGCGGGTTGATCCTCCCTACCCGCTCGCGTAGGGCCCGCACCTCAGTAGGTGTAGACCTTGGGGCCGCGCCGCCACCTGTCACCGTCGAGCGCGGACTGGCGGGAGTGGCAGGGCTTGCACAAGGCCCGCAGGTTCGAGAAGTCATGGCTGCCACCACGACCAAGGGGCACGACGTGGTGCACCTCCACCGCTGGAGTGGTCCGTCCTGCGTCCAAGCAGTCCTCGCACAGTGGGTGGGCGTCCAGGTAGCGGGCACGAACCTTACGCCACGTCTGTCCGTAGCGGCGGTTGATTGCCGGGTCACGCTGGAAGCGGCGGTAGCGCTCGTCCTCAGCCTTGGTGTGCTGGGGGCAGAACCGCTCAACGCTCAGCTCTGGGCAGCCGGGGTGCCGGCACGGTGTCTTCGGCTTGAACGGCACGGCCACCACTCCTCTCTCGGACATGGGAAAGCCCCCAACACACAGGAGCTCTGCATGATGGGGGCTTTGCCCAACTATCGACTGATTACAGGATGCCAAAGGGAAAACGGGAAAACCATGGCACGTTTCGGATACCCACTAACGCTTGGGTGCGTCACCCCCTACCCGTAGAGCGCTGTCGCTAGCCGGTGGACCGCCTTCGTCCTTCGCCGGAACGCTGTCTCCCGTTCAACGTAGAAGTGATCAGCCACTGCCCGTGCTCGGTCCTCCTGGCTGACATCGTCGGCGGCGAAAAAGAACGTGTCCAACACGAACCGGTCATCCTCGCTCAGCACTCCCCAAGCGGGTAGGAACCAGTCCATGTATTCGCGGGCCTGGGCGTAGCGCTCGCGGTAGGCATCCACCCGATCCAGGGTCGAGGCGATCCGCTCCTCGCCCGCGTGGGGGTTTGGTGCGTGCGGCATCCCGTCCAGGCGCTGCGAACCCACGGTGGTGAGCCGATCGTAGGTGTCTTTGATGGCTTGGTTGGTGGTCTCGAGGATGTTGACCATGGTCTGGTAGTCATCCAGTGCGGCCAGGGTGGCCTTGTAGGTGTCCAAGTACTTTGTCATCACGTGCATGGTTAGTTCCTTTCCGGGTTCAGGGTCGCCGCGACTGCGTTGATCAGGCGGGATTGGGTGGTGTCTTTCGCCTCGAGGGCTGCGAGGACTTGTTCGTCGATGGTGTTCTTTGCGGCCAGGTGGGTGATGGTGACCGGCTGGGTCTGGCCTTGCCGGTGAAGTCTGGCGTTGGTCTGCTGGTAGAGCTCTAAGGACCAGGTCAAGGAAAACCAGACCAGTAGGTGGCCGCCTGATTGCAGGTTCAGGCCATGCCCCGCGCTGGCAGGGTGGATAAGTGCCAACGACACCTCACCGGCATTCCATGCGTGGAAGTCTTCGGCACTCTGCAGGAGCCGGGCCTGTGGGAAGCGGGCCTGGATGCGGGTGGCGTCATGTTTGTGCCAATAGGCCACCAGTAGCGGCTGCCCGTTGGCTGCTTCGATGAGGTCTTCTAACGCGTCGAGCTTTCGGCCATGCACCACGACGGTCTCGCCGGTTTCGTCGTAGACCGCCCCCGTGGCTAGCTGCAGGAGCTTGCCAGACAGGGCCGCGGCATTCGCGGCATCAACCACGGCCCCGTCGAGGTCGATGACCATGTCACGCACGAGCTGGTCGTAGACCTTGCGCTCAGCAGAGCTCAGCTCAACCTCGTGGGTGGTGATGGTGAGCTCGGGCAGGTCCAGGTAATCCGTGGTGCGCATCGAGAGCGTGATGTCGCTGATTGCTTCGTAGATCTCGGCCTCAGCACCAGGGCGGGGCTTGTAGGAGAAGATCTGCATGCCGTTTCGACGGTCTGGGGTGAACCAGCGCTCCCGGTAACGGGTGATGTAGCGGCCAAGACGCTCACCCCCATCGAGCAGCTTGAACTGGGCCCACAGATCTTCGAGTCCGTTGGCGGCTGGAGTACCGGTCAAGCCCACAATCCGGTGGATGTGCGGCCGGACAGAACTGAGGGCTTTGAAGCGGGCTGCCTTGTGGTTCTTGAAGCTGGAGAGTTCGTCGATGACGACCATGTCGAACGGCCACTGGCCACCGAGGGTTTTCACCAGCCAGCCGACGTTCTCCCGGTTGATCACCGTCACCATCGCCCCCGTAGCCAGCGCATCGAGGCGCTGCTGGCGGGTGCCGACAGCGACCGCAACGGTTAGCCCCTCCAGGTGGTCCCACTTGAGAGCTTCTGCTGGCCAGGTATCCCGCGCTACCCGCAGTGGTGCGACAACCAGAACCCTGCGGGCTTCGAAGGTGTCGAGTAGGAGGCCCCAGATGGCGGTCAGGGTGATGATCGTCTTGCCGAGCCCCATGCCGAGGAGGATCGCGGCCTGGGGGTGCTCCTCAATAAACCGCGTGGCCTGGTGCTGGTAGTTATGCGGCTGATAGTGCACGGCGCACCTCCTGGATGCCCTCTGGCCCATCCACGACCAGGGCCGTGAAGCCTTGCTCGCGCAGTTGTCTCATCCGGCGATGTTGTAGTGGCCTTGGTTTCTTGCCGGGGGCTTTGACTTCAACGAAGACTGCTCGTCCAGCTTTCAGGCAGATGCGGTCTGGGACTCCGTCCACTCCGGGGCAGGTCAGTTTCCAGCAGATTCCTCCGTCGGCCTGGATGGCTTGGCGGAGTGCTTGTTCGATGGTTTTTTCGTTCATTGGGGGTTGCTCCACTTTGGTGGCGTGCACCCCGTGCTAGTCATTTCCCAACCTATATATAGAGAAGTAAAAATCAACATCCCTATGTGGGGTATAGGACAGAGATACACGAGGTACACAAACGGCTATTTACCAGGGATTTCTCACGCTCGGCGTGTAGGTCGACGACGCGGCAGCACCCGCTGATTACCCACACACTGAGGCTTCTCCAGTCCCGGGGAGAGCGGATGAATGCGGTAGTGGTGGTTGAGCCGTCCCGCCCAGCGAGCAGTGAAACCCGCCAGAACCATCGCGTCCTTAAACCCCGCATTGGTCACGTAGATCCCCGTGTGGCGGGCGAAGATGTGCTTGAGCCCGTAGGAGGTGTGCTCCATGTTCCACTTCTCACCGACCCACAAGTTCTCGCCAATCCAGTCCAACAACACCTGCTGATCGGCGCTGTCCAGTTGCACGAAGCCCGAGGGGTTGCCGAGTGGGTCAGTGGAGTCGATCCAATGCCCGATGATGGGGATGGGGCGCTTGTGGCGGCCGCCGAGGCGGGGCATGGTGGTGGGCTTGCGCCGATCGGTGGCGTGGTTGTATTCACGCCAGGCTTGCTCGAAGGCATCGAGGCATCCTTGTACTGCCCCGCACCGATCAAAGTGTGCGCGAATCGCTGCGTGCGTGTTGGGTCCGGTGTAGTCATCGAATGCCATGTCGGAGGCTAAGTCGCCCAGCGGGGTGGGTTTGCCGTAGTGGTGTTGGATGACCCATTCGTAGAATCGCATGATCACGGTCCTTTCTGCTTTAGAGGTTGTTGTCTTTGAGGGCTAGGCCGCGTACCTGCCAGCCTCGGTTGGTGCGGCGTCGTTGGTATCCGGCGTGCTCGAGGGCGGTGTAGAAGTCGCGCGTGGAGCGCACGTACTCGCCGGTGGCCAAAGCCCACGCCCGGTAGGCCTGGTACAGCTCACCGGAGGGCTGCTCAAGGTCCGGGTCGACATCGCAGGTGTCATCGAGGAAGTGGGCAAACCAGTTATTCGACTCCCTATATGCCTCCGTGGCCTCTACCACGCAGGCGGGTGGGGTGAGTTGGTAGTTCTCGGCGTGGATCAGGCGGGCTCCTTCGATGATCCAGGCGAGCACGGCGCCGCCGGCCTGCTCATAGAGCACATCCCCGTAGTTTTTCACGTCCTTGTTGCCTTCGATTTTTGCTTCGAAGGGGACGACGATGAGCCTGCGCCAGATGCCATGATCCATGGCCCCGACCTTGGGCAGATGATTCGTATACAGCACCAGTGAGTGCGATGGGGTGAACGAGAAGGGGTCTTTGAACTTCTTCTCTGCCGCGATCTTGTCTGTGGAGGCCAGCTGCTTGGCGGAGGCGGTTGAGAGGCGTTTGCCTTCTTCGGTCTCGGCGGCGATCAGCAGGCGTCGGCCGCGGGTTTCAGCCATGTCGTTCTTGGCGCTGTTTTTCTTGCCGGCGATGAGCACCTCAGCGTTGATGGATGAGGCGTAGGTTCCGAGCACTCTTGCGATGGTGTTCCAGAAGGTGGATTTGCCGTTGGCACCATCTCCGTAGGCGATGATGAGGGCTTCGACCATGACTTTGCCGATTGCGGCCAGCCCGCAGATCCGCTGCACGTAGCCGATGAGCTCGCGGTTGCCTTGGAAGATGACCTCGAGGGCAGCCAGCCACACGTCCATGCCCTCGGCGCTGGGTGCGAGGCTGGTTTGCCGGGTGATGAGATCACTAGGCTGGTTAGGGCGCAGGGATGATTCGCCTTCGCGCAGGTCGAGGGTGCCGCCCGGGGTGCACAGCAGGTAGGGATCCTGGTCCAGATCACCTGGGTCAATGAGCACCAGGGGTTGGGTTTCCTTCATGGCGGCCTGGATGCCGCGCGAGGAGCGGCATTTGTAGACGAATGCCAGCCAGGCTTCAGCACGTTCAACGCTCTCAAAGGCGTCACGCTGGGCTGGGGTCATCGCTGCCAGTGCCTTCGCCTTGGAGGACGATGCCAGCAGTTGCAGCGCACCAGTGTCGGCGGCAACGGTTCTCGCTTTGGCGAGATTGTCGCGGGCTTGGCTGAGTTGGCGTTCGGTGAGGTCTTGGAAGAATCGGTGGGCGACCTGCTCGTTTTCCAACCACACTCCACCGTCGTAGGCGAGGTACTTGGTGGCAGGGCTGTAGCGGACCTGGTCGAGGTAGTTGATCGCCATGATGGTGGCCTGACCGAGATCAGTGAAGTCATCGGGGCATAGCCCGGTCAGCATGGCGTAGGCATCTGGGCTGATGTAGTCCGGGTTTTCTGCGACTTTCTTGCCAAACCTGAGTGCTGACCGCCAGATCGCTTCCAGCTCCGCACTCGGTAGGGGCGGGTCGCACAGCGCGGCCTTGCGGTCAAAGAGGGTACGAGCCTGCTCGGTATCCCCGTAGCGGATCAGGACCCGGCCAGCGAACCTGGACAGGGTGGCGTTACGACTACCTTCTCCGATAGTCAGGGTCGCGGCGTCGAATACGGCGAACGCATCCTGCTCGGCCTGGCGGGTGAGCCACTCGTCCACCAGCAAGGTGCCGGTGAAGGCTTCCACCTGCGGGGTGGGGTGTCCGTAGAGGAACCGGGCCGCATCCAACGCCCCGGCGTCGAAGAAGGCGAACCGGTCTGCCAGGGACTTTTTCAGCCCCGCATAAGTGCCGGGGTCGGTGACCGGACTGATGGGCAGGTAGACGTGGAAGCGCGGCCTAGCTGGTGTCCCGTGCTTGGAGGTGTTGTGGTTGCGGGACGTGGCGGTCATGAATTCCACGCCCGCTAGCAGGTCTGCCAGTGCCTGCGGGGTGACCCACTCGTCGGGGTTTTCGGTGTGGTCGTTGTCGATGTCCATCACGAGACATTCCGAGGTGACGAACCTGTGGGTGGAGCGCTGATTGGCCTGGTATTCGGCAGCGACATGGTCGAACCGGGCGGCTGCCTCCAGATCGGACGCGTCGGTGATGGTGGCCCGATTCGGATAGTGGGTGTTCGAGGCCAAGCCGCTGGTCGTGGCGGTAAACAGAGTGAAGGTCGTCATGGCTGGATCTCCCGGAAGTCGGAATCGAGAAAGCGGATAGGGGTGCCGAGGTGTCGGGCCCAGCAGGCTTCTTGCTTCATGCCGGGGCTGATGCGCGGGGCGTACACCCACACTTCCTCGCACTTGGACAGCAGAATCCGGTTGAAGAACATGGCTATTTCCCGCTCGTCGGGCTTGGTGTCATCCATGAACTGTGGGAAGAGCAAGTGTGGTGCGATGGGGATGCGACGGCGGGCTACTGCTGCGGCGCACATGCGGCGGGCCAGGCGAATGTTGGCCTCGGTGTCACCAGCGAATGGTGAACAGATGTAGGCCAGGGGCCGGTATCCGAACTGGGCACGCTGCTCACGCTTGAGCACCTCATAGACGGTCGGGTCCGCACACCCCGAGGCGTTCAGGTGCGGGATAGTCGAGTCGGTGGAGTTCACTGGTCCACCCCGCGCTCGATCAGGGGCAGCAGACCACGCTCATGCTTGAGCAGGTCATAGATGAACAGGCGGCCCTTCTGGGTCCAGTACAGGTGGGTGCTGGTTTTGCCGGTCTCCTCGTCGTAGACGAAGGTCTTGGATTGGGCCAAGCCGGACTCGGCATGGTCGGCGTAGAGGTACCAGCGGCCCGACTGTTTGAACTGCACGCCCAGCTCGTGGAGTAGCTGGTTGAGCTTGCGGGCTGAGAGCCCATAGTCCTTGGCGATCTCGGTGGTGGTCAGCAGACTGTCGGACTGGAGCACCATGTCGTAGTAGGTGACTTTCGGCCGGGCTTCGAGCAGCAGCTGAGCCTGTTGGTAGTTGTCTGCGAGGAGTTTTTCGTTACGTTCCTTCTCCTCGATGTAGGCCTGCAGCATGGCCATGATGGCGTGCGGGTTGGTACGGATCTCTTCGATTAGACGGTCGGTGGCATACATGCCGTGGCGGCGAATCGACGGGAGGACCTCATCAAACACCCAGGATTCAAACTGCTGGGCAGCCGGCAGTTTGGATGAGGCGATCAGCCGGTAGAGGTCGCCCTCATAGATGAACGCGAATTCCTGCGTGCCTCCAGGGGTTTCAAGGGGGTAGCGTTTCACGACCCCCTTGCAGTGGCGCTTAATCGCGTCATTCGTGTTTGCGTATCCCAGCGCGGTGGCGGCATCCTTCGCGCAGATGAAGATCTGCTCACCGTCGACGATGGTGCGCAGGTTGCCGAAGGTTGGGTGGGCGTACAGGTTCAGATCGGGGCTCACGGTGAGCTTCCTTTCTGAGCGGCCTGGGGTGGCAGCCTCGTGCTGCCATTTCCGAACCCCGAGGGCTCTCACTGCACTGCCGACGAGGCGATGAGTGTTAACCCCTTGTGTGTTCCGCTCACCCATGCGTCCTTGGGGCAGGGCGAAACCGGACATAGGGGCGGAGAAAAAGATTCAGTCCTTCATGTAAAAGGCGCACTCGTAGCCGTCCGCATCCAGCGGTAGGCCGTTTGCCCAGGTGGGAAGCCTCGTCATGAGCGTGACGATGTCTTTGACGCTGGCACCGGCTGTGGGTTCGTCGACGACGATCTCGTCGTGGATGTGCATCACGATCCGGTGCCCGGCCGCATCGACGTGGTGCATGGCGTGGGTGAGGAGGTCGCGCGCGGCGGCTTGGACGAGGTTCTCGGTGAGCTTGCCACCGTAGGTCTCGATCGGACCCCACTTACGAGTCGTACCGTCCACTCCGTCGAAGAGGATGCTGGTCATACCAAACCTGTTCTCACCAAGCCTGGGCCGCGGGTAACACAGCTCCCGCCCCGACGGCAGAGTGATGAACAAGCACCCAGAGCGGTAAGACAACCGGATGCGTCCGACCTGGGTGGGAGTTCGGGTTTCAGTGGTGGTGATGGCCGCCTGCTCGATGTCGTGCCAGAACTGCACCACGGCTGGGTTGGCCTCCCTCCAGGCATCAACCAAGGGTCTGAGCTCTGCCTCATTGAGACCCATGCGCAAGGCCCCCATGGCCTTCAAGGCTCCTACCGAGCCGCCGTATCCGCAGGCCAGGACCGCGATCTTCCCTTTCTGGCGCAGCTCTGCGTTGGCCCCGTGTTTTTCGACCGGGACACCGAACATGCGGCTCGCGGTCTGACAGTAAAGGTCTTTGCCTTCACGGAATGCCTGTAGGGTTCCGTTTTCGCCGGCGAGCCATGCGAGGACTCGGGCTTCAATCGCGGAGAAGTCGGCGACGATGAACCGGTGGCCCTCACTGGGAATGAAGGCAGTGCGGATGAGCTGGCTCAGGGTGTCTGGTAGCGGGGCGTAGAGCATCTCCAACGCCTCACTATCACCGGCCGCGAGGAGGCTGCGGGCAGAAGCGAGGTCGGGCATGTGGTTGCGCGGCAGGTTCTGTACTTGGATGAGGCGTCCGGCGAAGCGTCCGGTACGGCCAGCTCCCATGTACTGGATCAAGCCCCGAGCACGGGAGTCTTCCCCGGCGACGGTGAGCATGGCCTGGTACTTCTTCACAGACGACCGCGACAGGTCCTGGCGCAACCGGAGAACCTCAGCGACATCACCGCTCGCGGTCTCGAGGGCGGCCTCCACCTCGGCCTTCGTCAGCGACTCCAGTTCGCAGCCATGCACAGTGAGCCAGTCTTTGAGCTGGATTGGACTATTGGGGTTCTCCAATCCGGTGAGCTGCTGGGCGCGCGCCAGACAGGTGTCGCGGTGGTGGGTGTCGACCTCGACCGCGTGGGCGGCAAGCTGGGTGTCGATGCGAACCCCGGTGTCGTTGATGCGCTGATCCAACCAGTACGTCTCCCACTCCGCATCCAACATCGGGGTACGGGCTAGCCGGGAGGCGAGTTGGACTTCCACGTCAACGTCGCGGCGGTTGTAGGAGATGTACTGCTGCCAACCCAGCGGATCGTTGCTGGGCAACACCCGGCTGCCATCCTTGCCTGGGATAGAGAAGCGGCGGATGAGCTTTTGCCCGACGGGGTCTTTCTCGAACGGCAGGCGTAGTGCTTTGGCTGCCCCGTCCAGGTTAATGGGTAGTCCTAGGGAGGCTGCCCAGACCATGGTGCACCGCCACCCACGCGGATCCAAGAACCCCTTGGCAAGCAGGTCTGGGTGGTGGCGGCGCAGATAGGCCGACAGGCAGACACGCTCGAAGGCCGCGTTGAACGCCGACTTCGTGACAGCCGGGTCGGTGAGCACCTGGAGGAGCTCGGCTGGGATGGGCTCACCCCGGGCCAGGTCGATGACCTCAGCGGGTGCCCCGTCAATGCTGTAACCAAACAAGAGGATGCGGAAGGCCTCATCTTCGGCGTATGTGTACACACCCGCGGTGGCGAGGTTGGTGGGGCTGAAGGTTTCAAGGTCCAGGGAGAGCGTGCGCATTGGGTGTCCTATCTATAGATGTGGTTGGGGCGGGACACCCGCGCCGAGCAAATGCTCAGACCACAAGGTGTCCCGCCACGGAGTCGGAGTCGGGGTTAGGCCAGGAAGTCATCCCCGGCACTGAACGCTGCGAAATCATCCGCAGCACTCGTGCGGCCACCACCCAGCGGCTCCCCGTCACGGAGCTTCTGGACGTTGCCCAGCCCACAGGCAATCCCACGGTTGCCGTTGGTGTTGAAGGCGTAGAAGTTCAGGGAGACGCGGGCGTAGCAGCCGGAGTACACCTCCGCGGGTGAGAGCACCGGGTTGAGGTCCTGGTCGACGACCTCGGGTGGCAGGGTGGAGTTGGCGTTGACGAAGACGCAGCCGGCATAGGCTTCGTCGTCACGTTCGGTGTCCCCGTCACGCAGCGGCAGCTTGAGGGCGGCCTTGTTGGGTCGCTTGCCACCGAACTTTCCGATGCCAGCGTCGATGGCGGCGTCGATGGCTCGCTCGATCTTGCCGATCGTCTCTCGATCAGACTTCGGGATGATCAGGGAGACGGAGTACTTGGGCTTGGAGCCCTGGATGGACTGGGGCTCGAAAAGGTGGGCGTAGGACAGTCGGACTTCGCCGGTGACAACGCGAGTCGGATTGGTGTTCATGATGGTTGACCTCCTTGGTCAGTTGGTGTTGGTGTTGGTGTTGAAATCGGTGGCAGCACTCACGCGGTGCAGTGCTGGTCTCTTGTCGGATTCGGGAACGAGAGTGGGCTTGCCTTCGGGCTTGATGACCAGGTCCCCGAGCGTCTCGGTGAAGGCCCGCTTTCCCATTTGGCGTTCCATGGCGGTGATGCCGATCAGGCGCTTATCCCAGATGTCGCTGTAGCCAGCCTTCTTGGCGGCCTCTGCCACTGCCGCCTCGTCGGTGTATCTGCGGATGGAAGGTCCGGCGACGACCTTGAACCCGGGAATCTGGGTGCCAGCTTGGGCCTTTGAGAGCGCCCATGCTTCGACGTCGGACGCCCAGGCTTTCAGCTCAGGGATCTTCGCCAGCACCTCAGCAACCTCAGACACAGACAGTTCTGCGGGTGGTGCGAACTCGTGCTTGGCTAGCACGAGGTTCGACTCGGCCCTGGCCCGGCATGTGGGTGCGATGCGGCAGAACTGGCACCACGGGCCGGCGGCGTACTCGCCCTCACCGCGGGCAGCCAGGTCGGCAATCGGTTTGACCGTGTTCTCACCCCAGGCGATGAGGTCCTGGGTGCTGATCGACCAGGTTTCGATGTTGGCGCGACGCGGCTGGAAGATCGACAAGCTCACCTCACGAATGTCGTAGAGCGCATCGAACGCTGCCAGGGCTCCAAGCCCATAGAGCATCAACTGGGGATTCTCCACGGGGCTGACTTCGACGCCCATCCCGTACTTCAGGTCAATGACCTGCAAGGTGGGTTCTGCGACGATGACACAGTCCCCGGTCCCGAAGCCGCCCGGTGCGAGGTGTGAGTAGTCGAGGCGCTGCTCGACATACACCTGCGGGTCGCTGCAGTGCTCCCGAGCAGAGGCGAGGTGCTGGGCAACGAACTGCACGTAGTCGTCGGTGTGGCCTTCCATCTCCTCATCGATCCACTCCGAGGTGGGACGCTTCGCTCGGCGCTTCAAAAACCGCAGCAGCTTGTACTCAGCCAGCGCATGCGCGGCCGTACCCTGCAAGGCAGCGTCCGACGACGCATCTGCCACGCCATCAACGGCGAGTGCGGAAGGCGGGCAGTGCAACCAGCGGTGAGCACTCGAAGCGCTCAGTAGTGCGTGTTGGTCAGGCATGGGCGATCTCCTCAGCCCCAGCCATGATCTGGCCAAACTTCGCCGGGTCCACCTCCGAGAGGGCCTTCGCTCCGGCTTCCAGGATGAGCTGGCGCACCTGGGCGGTGTAGCCCTGCTGGGACAGCTCCGCCAGGAAAGCCCGTACCTCTTCGAGCGTGTACTCGCGCACCGGCTCGGCAGGCTTGGCAGATTCCTCGGCTTCTACGCGTTCTTCGAGCTCGGCCTGGAAGGCCGGCTCCTCCAAACGGGCAGCGGCAACCGGACGGGCACCAGCCAACGCGTACTCATCCTCAATGCCTTCCCAGCCATCGGCTTCAAGCGCCTGGGCAATCTGGGAAAGGCCCTCCATGGTGCGGTTGATACCTGCGATCAGGGCGTTGCGGTGCTGCGGATTCATGCCGCATCACCACCAACGCGGTGGAGCTTCCTGCCTGCCGGGTGACGCTGGACCGCAGCGTCCAGGGCTGCAGCCTCCTCATCAGGGAGGTCGGTGGGACGGCGGATGAGGCTGACATCGTGGACCCGGTGGCCGGGGACGATGACAGTCAGTTCGTTCATGGGACCGAACAGCCAGCGCATGATGCGCTCTCGAATGCCCATTTGGGCGAGGTTGATGTCGGCTGCCGAGTCCGGTGCCTCGGTGATGCCGACTCGTACATGACGACCAGTCATTGTTGGTGTCCTTTCACTCGAAGTTCTCTGGTCACTCATGCGTCTTTGGCGTCGTGCGAATCCGGACAACCGTAGGGATATTCTTTTCGGATCTTGGCCACGGCCCGCGTCACCGCTCGGCGGATACTGTTCGCGCGGCGTTCGATGGTCTGCTCATCGCCATCTGGGTTCTCCATTCGGGCGAGCTCGACGTAGGTGCACTCGTCATCACCGAGGCTCATCTGGATCCACCTGCTCTGCTGCGCAGAAACCAGCGAGAGGATGTCACCGAGGGCGCGCTTTGCGTCGATGGTGCGGATCACCAGCTCGGACGGGTCTTCACTCTCAAGAGCTGCTAGGTGTTCTTCGGGGTCCCCAGGTGCGGCGCTTTTGCGGGTGTTCTCCCTCTGGCGGAACACCTTGTAGGCGTCCTCGAGCAGCCCCTTCTTCCAGGGGTCGGTGACGCTGGGATCGAGCAGTGCTTGCTGGAGCTCGGGGCTGAACTCTGGCCAGTCGTAGAGCGTGATCTCGGCATAGCCACGTTTTGAGGGCACGTATGCCATCGCGTGGGTGCGCCCTCTGGAGTCTCGGGACAGCCAGACCTCATAGGGCTGACGATTAGTGGTGTTCTTCTTGCGTGCCATTGCGGCCTCCTGTCGCTTACTGCGACGGAGACCCGGCTCCTACCTGGACACTGGTGCTGCGTGAGGATCAACCTGGGGACGAAAACAGGGCAGGCCAACGCCTCCCAGACACATGGGTCTGGGCGACGTGACCTGCCCTGGACGTCCAGACGGGCGGATCCCCGCGCGGATTATTGAAAGATTGGGTGCGGGCAGCTGTCCCGCTTGTCATCGAATGAGGGTGTGAGGGTGCCCGGCCGGTACCAGACCAGACACCCCCGGTCAGCTACTTCTTCCCTCCCTTGGGCTTAGAAGCCCTCTGGCTCAGTGCAGAAGCAGCGGCTCGCTTGGCTGTCTTGGAGTACCTGCCGCCATGCAGGACCTTCGATGCGGCAGAAGCAGCAGCCTTGCTGGTTCGACGTTGACTCGTCATCTCAGTTCACCTCCTCCCAGTCAGCTCGATTCGTCCTTTTTGCCGAGTTTTTCTCTCGGTCCACCTACACCGGCTGGTAACATGGACCACAGAGGTCGATGCACCAACACCGGTGGATTGGCTCGATTTCAACGGTAGAGAAGTGCCCCGAACCCACCGCGGGCGAAAAAGGGCGAAAGGAGGCGAAGTGGCTCGCCCTGTTTCTCCGCAGTACGCCCTTGGCGCGCTGCTTCAGGTAATCCGCCCGGCGCTTTCATTGAAGGTCAAGACAGACGCGGGGTTCGTCAGGGACTTTTTTGATCACGTCTGCGATACGAAGTTGTGCCCCAAGCCGATGCCGAAGGGCGAAGGAAACAAAAACACCGTGAAGGGCGGCTGGTTCAAAGGCGTCGACAGAGGTGACCTCGGCAAATACTGGCGAGGTGAGCGCCCTTTACCTGAACCCGTTGCCTCACGGATACTGCCAGCTATCCGCAAGCCGCTAATTTCCGAAATATTGCGGCAAACGAGCACATTCGACGCAATGTCTCGGCTGGCGAGCAAACTGAACCGGGATGGCTTAGAAATCAAAAACACTCAGGATCTGTGCGATGCCATCTACACACTCTTGTACGACGTCATCGAAGCTAACTCGAAGCGGCAAGACCTACTCAAAGACAGCGACTCAGTGCATACCGTCATTCCAGGCATCCGCACCTACGAACTGTCTACCGGCCGTATTTCAGGCAATTCGCTACAGATCGGCACCTCGAGCATCCCGATTTCGCCAGCCCCGCCCGTCCCTGAGGAGTTAGCTCCTGAAGAGGTCTACGTGCAACGCGCTCTTGAAGCGATCGCAGAAAAACTTGGGAAGGAGCCCGTCTCCTTCGAGCATCTAAAGAGTCTCCCGGGCAAATACGCAAAGTTTTTGGTCCGTCAGCGCACCCATTACTGGTCCGCGGTTGGGCGTCACCGCAACCTGCAGGAGATTCGCCCGGATGACGGGGATGAACAGTTTGAACGGATCAAGGATGATCTTGACGACTTCCTCGAAACCACGTGGATGTCCGATGTTTTCCCTGACGGTTACGAGCGGATGCTGAAGACGCTTGGGCAGGCTAGCCATTATCAGGTCGGGGGGTCTGTTCTAACGAGCATCCCTGACCTGTTTGCTGCGAGCCACAAGCAAGGCATGACGCACATGCTGGTCAACGAGGACCGAATCGAGTGGTCGTCATGAGCAGCAGAATATTCAACTCGGAGTTCGAAAACTGCATGCGACTGCTTGTCGCTCTAAACAAGTTCAAAACCGCGGTGACAGCTACCGAGCTTGCTGACGCCGACTTCGCAGCAACTTACGCCAGGCACTTCAGACTCGGCAGAACCGACCTGCACGGCTCTACAACCTTCGTTAATGCGATTTACACGCAGCGTCGAAGCAAAGCTCACGAGGCAATCCAGGTGCTAGTTGCGCACGGTTACGCCTATGCAGACCACGCTGGTGACGTGCCGCGCTTTACGATCTCCGAGACTGGCGCACACCTGGTGAGCCACGTGTCTTCTAGCTACGCCCAGCACTACCAACGCTACGTTGCAGCAGCATTGTCGGCGCTACGCAACGACACGCTGCAGCTGGTCGGTGTGAAGGAGGAAGCATGAGCGGATTTTGGATTAGCGAGATTCGCGCATACCCAAACCAAGGCGCCCCTTCCACGATCACGCTCACACAGGGCTTGAACGTCATTGCCGGGCCCTCAAATAGCGGGAAAACTCGCGTCGCCCGAACTATCGACTTCATCATGGGCGGGGACCTCGTCCCTTTCACCGATGACTCGGACTACTGCACCGCAGAAATCGAGCTTGTCACTGCTGAGGGAGAAATCGTCACCCTGCGACGCAGCATCGGAGGAGACTACGTTGTCAGTCCACAGCCTGGCACTGAAGGCAAGGTCTACAGCGTAAAGCGAGATGACAAGGATACTGAGACGGATCTGAACTCGTTCCTAGTATCGCTGCTCGATTTCAAGCCCAGCCGCAAGGTCATCAAGAATTCCAGCTGGGAGAGTCAGACGCTGACATGGCGCAGCCTTTTCCACCTGCTGTACGTGCCTGAGAGCTACATCGATCGGCTCGACTCAACAATCTTGCGCAAGGGTGGAGACAAAGATTACGTCACTCGTACTGCGGAACTATCGACGCTGCTCGTGCTCGCGCAAGACGAAAACTTCGATGACATTGAGTCTCAAGAATCTGACAAAGATCGCCGTATCCGCCAGAGATCAGTCAAGCAGTTCATCACCAGGCAAGTTGAGGCAGCTCGCAAGAAGGAGACGGAGCTCAGGGAAGTAGAGGAGCAGTACCGGGGCCGTGATATAGAAGCGGAACTCGCTACCCTCAACGCCGAGTTCGACCAGCTTCGTCGAGACCAGATCGAGCTCAACGCCACCGGGCGGACGATTACCACGAAGATCAAAGAGATCGATGAGAACGTCGCGGCCTTTGCAGTAGACAAGTACCAGCGGCAAGAACTCATCAGCCACCTGGAAGCCGACCTGCACCGGCTCGAGTTCCTCGCCGAGGCGAGCGTTGATCCCGACACGTTGAACATCAACATGTGCGGTTACTGCAAGCAACCAGTAGACGCGAGCATGAACCATCCCAGTCAGGAACAAATCGACGTCCAGCGCACTCGCCTAGAAGAGCAACTCGCGGGCGCACGCTCCAACCTGGCCGAGCTGGACTACACGATGTCGGAACTGACCCAACAGCGAGCTGACCTGGTGCTCAAGCATGCCGAACTTCAAGATAGAATCGCTCACACGATCACGCCGCGCCAAGAACAGCTGACGCGTGAGGTTCGCACGCTCAAGGAGGTAGCGGGTATACAAGCGCGTCTCGAGCAGCTCCAGGAAACAATCCTGGCCCTGACTGATCTGGGACCGCAAGCGGCTGAGAAGCGGGAACCATACAAGCCTATGGAGTTTTTCAACGCGGACTTCATCTACTCGATGGACACCACGATTCGTCGGATCCTCCATGAAATCGGCTTTCCCTCTGCTGACGCGGCGGTATTCGACGAGGCCACCCTCGACGTGACGATCGACGGATACCGGAAGGACACCAAGGAGGGTAAAGGCTTCGCTGCCTTGCTCAACACCGTGGTGATGGTCGCCTTCCATGAGTACCTTGATCAACGCTCGCCCCACGCGCCGCACTTCCTCATCATTGATTCTCCTCTGAAAAACTTTGACGACAGCCAGCTCACCGCGCCGGACTCCATGCGACAGAAGCTGCTCGGCTACATCGCCCGCACGACCACCAACCGTCAGGTCATCCTGTGTGAGAACCTCAATCTTCTCAGTGGGGTGGACCTCGACGCACTTCCCAACACGACAGCCATCCGATTCAGCAAAGACCCGTACCAGGGCCGCTACGGCTACCTCGACGGGGTCTACGAGCCGGGAGAACACCCACATGAGTAGCCAATCCACCAAGCTCAAGATCAGCTATAAACCCCTGTGGAAAACACTGATCGACAAAGGAATGCGCAAACAGGACCTCCGCGAAAAGGCGAAAATCTCGGCATCCACGATCGCCAAACTCGGCCGGGACGAGAACGTCACAACCGCAGTACTCGTGCGCATATGCGAAGCACTCGAATGCGGGCTAGGCGACGTGGCTGTTTTAGAACGACGTCCAAGCCAAGAGAACATTAGCCAATAGAACTAAGAAACAATCCAAGGAACATTTAGTGACCAACAAGCAACTAACCCTCAGTGAATTGGAGCAGTACCTCGCTGCTGCTGCCGATTTGCTGCGCGGCGGGATCGACCAGGCCGACTTTAAGGCCTACATCTTTCCGCTGATGTTCTTCAAGCGTCTCAATGACGTGCACCAGGAAGAATACGAACTGGCGCTCGCGCAGTCAGGCGGCGACGAAGATTTCGCTGCACTGCCAGAGAACTACTCCTTTGTCATCCCTAAGCAGGCTTCGTGGGAGAACGTTCGCTCGACAACGAAGGACGTGGGGCAAGCTCTCGTGACTGCGTTCCGCTTGATCGAAGCGAATAATCCTCACCAACTCGGTGGGATTTTCGGCAGCGCTGCCTGGACTAACAAAGCCAAACTGCCCGATGAGCGCCTGCTGGATCTGCTCGAGCACTTCTCCACCAAGACTCTGTCAAATGCGAATGTGGCACCGGACGTGTTCGGGCAGGCCTACGAGTACCTGATCAAGCGGTTTGCGGACCTCTCCCGCAAGAAAGCGGGCGAGTATTACACCCCGCGCTCAGTGGTGCGCATGATGGTGGAAATCCTGGATCCCCAGCCGGGCCAGACCACTTATGATCCTGCCTGCGGCACGGCTGGCATGCTCATCGAGGTCATCGCCCATGCCAAGGAACAGGGGCATGATCCGCGCCTGCTCTGGGGCAAACTGTATGGGCAGGAAAAGACACTCACGACGGCTTCGATTGCTCGCATGAACCTGCTACTGCACGGGGTTCCGGAATTCAACATCGTGCGTGAGGACACCCTGCGAGCTCCCGCTTTCCACGCCGGTGAGCGCCTGCAACAGTTCGACAACGTGATCGCGAATCCACCGTTCTCGCTGAAAAACTGGGGGCGCGATGCGTGGGAGACGGACCCGTGGGGCCGAAACCTGCTCGGAGGTACCCCACCTGCGGGCTATGCGGACTGGGCATGGATCGAACACATGGTGGCATCCGCCAAACCCGGCACGGGCAAGGTAGCCGTGGTCGTGCCACAGGGCGCACTGTTCCGTGGTGATGTGAATAGTAAGTCTGGGGATAACGAGGCAACGATTCGCCGCGAGTTCATCGAGCGTGACCTCATCGAGGCAGTGATCGAGATGGCCCCCAACCTGTTCTACGGCACGGGGCTGGCTCCCGCGATTGTGGTGCTGCGTACCAGCAAACAGCCCAAGCGAGCAGGCAAGATCCTTTTTTTGGACGGCTCGGAGCTGTTCACTAAGGGGCGTAACCAGAACACCTTGGAGCGTGAGCACGCCGTCCGCATCGTGCAGGCTTACCAGGAGTTCAGCGCGCAGGAGCATTTTGCGCACGTGGCCAGCCTGGACGAGGTGCGCGCCCAGGACTACAACCTCACCGTCGCCCGCTACGTCGCCAAACCACAGAGTGAAACCGGCACCACCCTGGCAGACGCCATCGAACAGCTGACGGAAACGTGGCAGCAAGTGCAAGCCTCACGTGCACGCCTTGAGGAAGAACTCGCGAAGTGGGGCCTGGGGTTTGATGCTGCAGCGGCAGTGGATGAGGTCGCGGAGGAGGCGAGATGA